GCTCAAGGATATAAATTTTTAGTCAGCGGCAACGGAAATGAAAACTACAACGGAGAATATGTAGGAACTGTTAGAACTTTATCAACTATTTGTCTAGCTTATCCTGAAGATCCTGGTATTTTTGGCATAGGGGATACAATAATTGAACCGTCGGGATTTGTGTCAGCATCAGTTCCAACAGTAACAGTTAAAACTAAAACACCTCATACTCTTGTCACAGGGACAAAAGTTAATATTAATCCAGGAGTAGGACATAATGAGTACACTGAAAACAATGCAATTATAACAGTAATTGACAGTGATGAGTTTACTTACACAAGTCCAGGACTTTCATCTGAAACAGAGTTTCTTGCAAACGGTATAGTGACAGCAGTTTCTTCAATAACTGTCAGCAATGAAATAGCAGGATCTCTTGTAACTGTGACAGATGATACAGGTTCTATGACAGTAAAAAATAAAACTTATCCGGTAGAACTTCCGTACACTCCTGAACAAGATGAACAAATTAATGTTTATTATAGAGCAGTGAACAATACACGCTATGTAAGAATAGATGATCCGTTTTATGTAGGTCAAGTTATTTTTACTAAACCAGATGTTGTAATGCAGACATTTATCGGCGACGGAGAAACTAAGTCTATTGGTATACCAAATACTCTAACTGTACATTCTGGAGATAACTTTATTTTTAGAAAAATATACAGTGATGGATCTATTCGACCTCAAGAAAATGATTTTGATACTGAGCTAGTAGGCGGCGATTTAGCCTATAGCACTGCTACTGGTATCAGAGCAGATGATATAATTGTCGACGGTGATGATCTTATATCTCAAACAAATAGCGAAGGACCAGAAGAGTTTGTACCAGGACAAGTAACAGATGCCCTTGCAGTTAAAGTTTATACTAGACCAACTGATGGTTCTGCTAAAATGCTAGTTAAAAATTATGTGTATGATGGAATTAGAACAGTATACAATATTGGGCAAACACCAAACAGTCCAGATGCTGTAATTGTAAAACTATCTACTCCTGATAGAGTGCTGGTATCTAACGTAGATTATACAGTAGACTATCCTAACAAGACAGTGGTTTTAGATGCTGATGCAATTGGTATGATTGGCGGAGAAACGATAAGCATCATTAGTGCAGGTTTTAACGGATCTAACTTATTAGATATTGATTCCTTTGTAGCAGACGGCTCAACGAGTGAATTTATAACAAAAGCACCGTGGTCAAACACTCTTACATCATTAGTTTATGTAGATGGACAAGTGTTAGATTATGTGTTATTTAAAACTAATAGCAGTTATGAATCTGCTAATGTAGTAGGTATTAGATTTGGATTAAATCTAACTGCCGGATCTGTTTTAAATTATGTTATTACATCAAGCAGCGAACAATCATACAGCGTAATGCAAAATGAAACGTTTGAAACAGACGGTATTGTCCAGTCATATCAATTAGTCAACAGGGTTGGAACATCTTCTCCGTTAGCTTCTAATATGCTAGTTATATCTGATACAGGAACTGTATACCTACCGCCTATCAATGAATATTTTACCATTGATACAAAAGTAACTTACAAAATTCCAAAATCTAAAGTACAACCATTTAGTGTTACAGTTACTAGAGTAACTGCTTACATTGATGGGGTCGAACTAGATAAATTAACTGAATATTCTGTTTCTTTAGCAGGTGTTTCAGTTACTCTTAAAAAGTCTGTTCGTTCTGCTAATATTGGTAAACAGTTGACTATTAGTGTAGTTTATGAAAATAGTTACACCTGTGATGGTAATCTTATTCTTTTTGATACTGTGCCTGATGCTGGACAAACTATTAGCGTTGTCAGTTTCTATAAACATGAAATTTTAGATATAAAACAAACATCTAGAACAGTAAGTTCCAATGTAACATTTCAACCTGAAGATTTAGAAATTTTTGATTATCTAAGTATATACGGGAATAATATTAAATTACCCCGTCCAGTAATTGACAGTAGTTATGTATGGTTAGTTAAAAACGGTAAATTGCTACGTCCTAATATTGATTATAAATTAAATTTAGATTTAACGTCTGTTTATCTAAATGAAGATCCTATAACTGACGATAAATTTGCTATAATGACCTTTAGTAATAATATTGTTATTGATAGTTTTGCTTTCATGCAGTTCAAAGATATGTTAAATCGTGTCCATTATAAGAGACTGTTAGAGTCTAAACAAACTACACTAGCAGCTGATCTTCATTGGAATGATATGACTATAACAGTGGATAGAGGATCAGTACTATCAAATCCGAACCCTTCAAAGAGATTGCCGGGTATAATTGAAATTTTTGGCGAACGTATTGAATACTATAAGCGAGAAGGAAATACTCTAAGTCAACTTAGAAGAGGAACATTAGGTACAGGAGTTAGAGAAGTGTATCTAGCCGGAACACTAGTCCAAGATATTGGCAAAACTGAAACTATTCCATACAAGGATATAACTTATACTGAACAGTACACTGCTCTAGCAACATGGAAGTCTAATTTAAATTATCAAGTAGATGATGTTGTTAGTTACAATGGATACAGGTATGTATGTTCTACGGTTCATACTAGTGAAGCATCATTTGATTCTACTAAGTGGACAAACACAGGATCAGATCTAGTTTACTCTTTTAGAGTTACTCCAACATTAGATACTACAACAGTAGGATTGAATAATTCTTGGTATAGAAAAACCACATTGGTTACTAAAACTGCACAAGAAGTTGAAGTAGGCAATTACTATGTCATTACAAAATTAGGAACAAGTGATTTTAGAATAATAGGTGCTTCGTTAAATGAAGTAGGTGTTAAATTTAAAGCCACTATGAGTGATATTCCTGCAGGCAATTTTGTGGCAGGAAATCAATATAAAATTTTAACAATTGGTCTTACAAATTGGGTAGATGTTGGCGCAGCCAGCACAGCAGTAGTAGAAGGATCAATAGCTAACCTTACTCTTACAGTTGATACTGTTACTAGTGGTGAATTATCAGTTGGTACTTATATTACAGGAGAAGGAATTGTTCAAGGGACATATATTGTAGATTTTGTATCCGGTACTGGTGGTGAAGGAACATATACTGTTAATTTTAATCAAACAGTTGCAACTACTACAATCACAGGACAGCCAACCGTCGGAACAGTATTTACAGCCACAGATATCGGCCGCGGCGACGGTGTTGCTCAATGGATGAAAGGCACGATTGGCACTGGAACTGTAAATTTAATCACATATCAAAGTGTTCCTAGCACCTACGGCCAAGCAAACGATATAGAAATGTTTGTTGGCGGATATGATATAGAAGGCGAATGGATAACCAAATTAAGTTATAATGTTGGAGATATTGTAGTTGTAGGTAGCTATACTTACAAATGTAATACAGCACACGTTAGCAGCACTTCTTTTATAGATGATATTGATTATTGGGATTATTTTACAGGTCATATTAGGCTAAGCAAAATTCCTTATCAAGTACATAATGTGAGAAATCATTATGAAAGTCCTGAAGGAGATGTGCGGTTTGAGGCTGAATTTAGTGTAGACGGCGAAAATAGTGCAGTTCGTTTAACAAACAGGCTAACAGAAGGAACTAAGATTACTTTAGTTAAACGCACAGGCACATTCTGGGCAGATTTAGGTGCTAGTTTAGCTCATTCTAATAACCCTATTGCTAAGTTCATACGAGACAAATAATACCAGATAACTGGATAGATAAATATAACATTAAGAGAGTTTTAAAATGCAAAAAAAGGATTTTTCCGGAGTTCATTTAGAAGGTCATATTAAAATATGGGATCCTTCTACTGATGAAGTTTTTGTCAACAAGCGTAATGCTATACATTACGAAAATATGAGTGTTGCTCTAGCAGAAAGTTTAGCTAATTCTGGGCAAGGATTTATATATCAAATGGATTTTGGTAACGGGGGAACTGCGGTAGATCCTACAGGTATTATTACATATCTGAGTACAAATACTACTGGCACTAACTCTAGCTTATATAACAGAACCTATTATAAAGTAGTTGACGATAGGTCTAGTACTAATATAGACCCAACTAGAAATTTTGTCGAATCTAGACACGTTACTGGTACAAATTATACAGATATTTTTGTAACTTGTCTTTTAGATTATGGCGAACCTAGTGATCAACAAGCATTTGATAATACTACAGATAATGGATCCAGTTACGTATTCGATGAGCTAGGATTAAGATCATATAGCTCTACAGGTCAAAGTTTATTGCTGACTCACGTAATATTCCATCCTGTACAAAAAAGTTTAAACAGACTAATACAAATAGATTATACTGTACGTATACAGACTTTAACTGGTCTAGCAGGAGTATAATATGAGTTATCAAGTTAAATTTACTGAAACTAACAACCCTGCAAAACAGACAATTACAGTTGAAGATCAAACACTAAATCAAGAAACAGCAGTTACATTTGTAGGCAAAAATTTTCCAGGATATGGGTCATACATAGCTGAAAATTTCCTACATTTGATGGAAAATTTTGCCAACAATACTGCTCCATCAAATCCGGTACAAGGACAACTTTGGTATGATAACAGTGCCGGAGAATATCAGTTAAAGGTATGGGACGGTTCTACATGGTCGGCTACCGGCGGAATTAAAAAGTCTTCAAGCGCACCTACAAATCCTAACAATGGCGATTTATGGTCGGACACCGCTAATCAACAGATTAAACTTTATAATGGATCAACTTGGATTTTAGTAGGACCGGCATTTAGTGCAGGTGCTAAAACGGGACCTGAAATTGAAACAATAACCGATACATCGGACAGCGCCAATAGTGTTATTACATTTTGGGTTGGCGGAACAAGAACTGCTATTGTAAGTAAGACAACATTTACACCTAAAACAACCATTGCTGGTTTTAAAGAAATTAATAAAGGAATTAATTTATCATCAACTGATGCTATTAATTCGTCTGCTCCTATAAAGTATTGGGGCACAGCACAAAAAGCAAATGCTCTAGTTGTTAGTAATGTTGCAGTTGATGCTAGTAATTTTTTACGCAGTGATAAAGAAACACCTAGTGCAGTTAGATTTAGCGTTAGAACTAATGATGGAGTACAAATAGGTAACGATTTATCTTTTGTATTAAGAGTTGACGAAGGCAAGGCTGTTTTATGGAATAAAACATCAGGTTCGAGTATTGATTTTAAAATTACAAATAATGACGGTGAACGCACTGTTTTTAGAGTAGACAGTTCTGAGTGCGTTGGAATTAATAAAACTGATCCGCAACAAGCATTAGACGTTGCTGGAAACATTAGGTCAGACAGTAGATTATTGATAACTGGTACACAAGATGCTACAACCTTAACATCTGGAAGTATCAATACACTCGGCGGAGCAGTAATTACTAAATCTTTAAGAGTTGGTGAAAATGTACGAGTTAATGGTGTATTGTATGTTGATAGAATTGACGGGCAAGGAACACCTATTGTCGGCGCTGCCCTAATGCCAGGTAGTTCAGAAGCAGCTGGAAAATATGATATTGGTACAGAAGCTATTCCGTTTAGAAATGCCTATGCAAATTATTTTTATGGAAACTTTAACGGAACATTTTCAGGCACACTAGCAGGTAGTACAATCGCTGGATCAGCAAACAAACTAGTTAGTTCAACTACGTTTAACATGGAAGGCGATGTATCTTCCGACGGGTTTAGTTTTAATGGGCAAACAGTCGGAGGTGTATCGACTTTCACAACCACACTAAGTTCTAATCTTATCACTAATAAGGCAGTATTAGAAGATCCTGTTACATTCAGCACCAAAGTTTTAGCCACAGACGAATTACTAATTTATCGTCCGAATACTGTAGGTCTAAAGAAAACAACAAAAGAAAAATTTCTTGACGGTGTTGCACTAGTGCCAGTTGGTGCAATTATGCCTTATGCAGGCGCAACAGCACCGAGTGGGTATCTTCTTTGTGACGGTAGCGAAATATCAAAAGCTACATATAGTTTATTATATTCTAAAATCGGTGATCTTTACAAAGGTGCTGGCAATTTAGTAGGTGCCGGAACGTTTAAATTACCAGATTTAAGGGGTAGATTTCCCCTTGGTAAAGATAATATGGATAACACTACGTTACCAGATATTACTACACAAGATTCCGTTGACAGTCCAGTACCGATATTGGTAAATGCAGGCGGAGGAACAGCAGGTAGAGTAACCGAAACTGCTGGTAGCTCTTTAGGTTCTGGTTCTGGTTCTGCTACAAAAACTTTAACAGTAAATAATCTCCCTGAACACAAACATACATTAAACGGAACAACCGGTGGACAGTATGGAGCTATTGGCGGGCTCGGGTTGACAGACCCAGAAGCTGTTCTTACAGATGGACTAGGCGGGGCTGTAGACGGGGCAAAATTGTTGAGAAACAGCGGCGGAGTAGAAGTTGTTTCAGGAAGTTTAGGAACAGCACTAAATGTAATGAATCCGTTTTTAACAATTAATTATATCATTTATACTGGTGTTACATCATGAGCAGCTATACAATAAACAAAACAGACGGATCTATTTTAACTGATAATATTCCAGATGGAACAGTTGACACAACAGCTACTGATTTAACTTTAATCGGCAAAAATGCAGTCAACTATGGAGAAGCATTTAACGAAAACTTCGTCCATCTATTAGAAAATTTTGCTAACAGTTCTTCTCCTCCTAATGCTCTAGTAGGACAACTATGGTATGACACTGGTGATAATAGATTAAAAGTTTATACCGGTAACGGATTTAAAGTTACAGGTGGTACAATTTTATCTTCAAGCGCACCATCAAATGCTATTGCAGGAGACATATGGATAGACACTGTTAACCAACAGTTAAAATTTTATGTAGACAATACAACTTATGTGCTAGCAGGTCCTGCTTACACTGCCGACCAAGGTATATCTGGTATTCAAATAGTTTCTGTATATGATACAGCAGAAAAAGAACACACTATTGGTTTACTATATATTGCTGATTCACTAATTGGTATTTTTAGTAAAGATGCATTCACCCCATCTCCGGCTATAAGCGGCTTCACAGGCGACATAGTTAAAGGGTTTAATTTAGGAAATGCAAGCGGATTATCTTTTGATGTTCCGGTTACAAGTGCAACACAATTAATTGACAACGAAAACAACATTTATATTCCCGACGACTTTGTTAAAACTTCAGGAAGCTCGGTAATTTCATACGATGCTGGTTATCAAGCTACCCTTACTATACAAGGTGACAATCCTTTAATATTAGGTAGTAGTGAAAATACCGAAATATCATCAGAACCAAACGAATTTAAAATTAGGGGTGTTGGGCAGAATCAAAGTATAACTTTTGAATCTGATACCACAGAAGGATATAAAGGTTTAAAAATTTACAACCCTGGAGTTAGAATCGCCGGTGTAGCTTCAGCTGTAGGTGATGGAACAACTTTGGTGCTAACCTACGGAAATTTAGTCGATGGAGCAGTTGAAGAAATAGTTGAACCATACCAAGTTGGAGATGAGATAGATATTTACTACTACGGAATACCAGGTTCAGTATCTTCTAGACAGTTATTAGAAACAGCAACAATCACAGCTATAACTACCTCTACAGTATCAGTAACAAGTACTCTTTCCGGACTCAATACTTATGTTGACCCTTCGGATCCTTTGTATAACACTCAATGGGACGGGGAAGTAAGAAAATCTGTTTTACCTAGAATTGGAATATTAGTTGAGAATCCTTTAGTAGAACTCGATCTTAATGGTAGGGGATTATTTAGATCTGATATTAGAGTTAGAGGCGCAGCCACAGTTGAAGGAAATCTAACAGTTTTAGGTACAACAACAAGTATCACGACAACTAATACTACGATCAAAGATAATACTATCACACTTAACGACGGACAAGCTACACCTGGCATTGATGCAGGATCAGCAGGTATTGAAATTGACAGAGGCCCAACTAATAATTTAGCTACTTGGTATTTTGTTGAAGATACAGTATCTTGGACTAGTAATTATTATGTAGATTTAAAACCAATTAGTGGTTTGTTAAACTTAGAATATAGAATCGAAGGAGCTTCGGTTTTATCAGCTGATCGTTTAGGAACTGGAGTTGTAAATAGTAGTTTAACATCGGTTGGCACGTTAGTAAATCTAAGAGTTGACAATATATATGTTAACGATAATATAATCATATCAGATACAGGCGTAGTTAGTGTAGGCAATTGTCAAATATCTAATGTTGCAACGACAGCTTATGATTCTAGTTCTCCCCCACAATTAGTTGATGTTGGAAAAGCTAATAATGCAGTTAATAATCAAACAATGCAGAATTATACTGCCGGATTGCCGCTACAATTCAGCTTAGAACTTACTAATGCATTAGGGGGTGATCTCGACGACGGGGATGTTATAACACTATTAACTGATACTTTTCCTGTAGACGATCATGCTTTAGGTACAAAAATTTATGTTCACTGTACTAAAACTACTATGAATTTTGATGGAATTACCGTAACACCGCAGGTAGCCAGGTATTTACGAGTATATGTTTTAGTTTCAGGCTCTCCCAATAATTGGTATTGGGACACAAGTTACAATATAACTTACGGATTTTAATAAATAATACAAAGGGGTTAATCAATGCCTTACAGCATTAATAAAACAAACGGTGATTTGCTTGCAACAGTAGCAGATGGCACAATAGATCAAACATCTAGTCTAAAGCTAGTTGGAAAAAATTACGCTGGCTACGGCGAAATTCAGAACGAAAATTTTATCAGATTGTTGGAAAATTTTGCTGATAGTAGTCCTCCAAGTAAAAAAATTACAGGACAAATTTGGTACGATAGCTCAGTTTCCCCAGGAAAATTAAGATTTTATGATGGCTCTACTTTTAGAACTGTCAACGGGTCAACAGTAGCAACATCAGAACCTTCAGGCCTTGGAATTGGAGATTTTTATTGGAATTCTAGTACACAGCAATTATATGCTAGTAATGGTGATAATACATTTACTCTAGTTGGACCGCAGGGTGCTGCAGGTGCTGCTATTACTGAAATGCGTACTAGAACTGTTGTAGATGATGCAGCAGCAGAACACACTGTTGTTGAGGCAGTGGCTTCTGGTACAGTTATTTTTGTTATATCTAGTGATGATGAATTTACATTAGGAGCAGCTGAACAAGATGCTTACAATAATACATTTGATACTATATATAAAGGAGTAACACTTATAAACACAGGATCCGCACAAAGTGGCGCCACTGAAACTGTTCATAGGTTTCATGGTACAGCAACTTCTGCAGATGGTTTTAATGTAAGTGGTATCTTTGTTGGCGCAGACAAATTTGTTAGAAATGACGAAGCAACAACTTTTGAAGGTGTAGTAAATTTTGCAGATCCAGGATTTCAAGTAGGAACAACTCCTCAACTTGAAGTAAAAATTGAAAATTCAAATCTGCCTATTGTACAAAACATTGTAGGGGATACTATTCAATTTAGAACTAAATTGGCTGGTATTATGACTAATAATATTAAGTTATCGGGTAGAGATCTATTACCGGTCACTGATGCAGTCAGCAAAATAGGTAATTCATCGCTAGGATTTACCGAAGTTTGGGCAGATAATTTCTATGGAACAGCCACTCAATCTGATAGATTGCAAGTCGATGGTGGATCTTATCTATTAGCCGACACTGCTAATACTGTTAATACTGTAGCGGCACGTGACAGCGCAGGAGATATCTATGCTGTTACCTTCAGAGGTAATGCAATATTTGCAGATGAAGCTGACTTGGCAGAGAAATACCTTGCCGATGCAGAATACGAAGTAGGTACTGTACTAATGGTAGGTGGAGAACAAGAAGTAACTGCATGCCAACCTGGATCAAGAGCATTTGGAGCTGTGAGTGCAGCGCCCGCTTACTTGATGAATCAAGGTCTAGCTGGTGGCACACCGGTCGCTCTTAAGGGTCGAGTACCAATAAAAGTTCTTGGACCAGTACAAAAAGGTGATAGACTAGTTGCTTCTAGTAATGGATGCGCAGGTGCTGCCCGTTTATTATTAGTAGGCACTCCTGTAAGAGCAAGTAGTTTTCCAGACACGTTTGCAATAGCACTTGAATCAAGTAATGATGCTGGTGTGAAGCTTGTAGAAGCAATTATTATATAAGGAATTAAAGAAATGGCAACAATTTCAGCAGCGACATTTAACGCTATTCAAAAAAAAGCAGCAGCAGTTCTTGGTACAGGTGGTACTAATCCAGCAACTGATTTAGCAGACTCGAGATATGGCTACGGCCAATCATTGGCCAGCTCGGCCGTAACAGCTGGTAGCATTATTCGTGCTTCAAGCTGGATTAATTTAAGAACTGATTTAGCAAAAGCACGAACAAAACAGATCGGATCAGTAGGCACTGGTACAGGACAAGGTCCTGCATGGGCTAACTTGGTTACGATTGCTAGCGGTACAGTTATTTCTAATGCTATCGTAACACAGTATCAAGGTGTTGCTAGTGCAGTTGTAACTGACAGGTTCCTAGCAGCCGGTTCACAACTAGGCAGTTCTGCAGTAACATCTACCAGATCTACTGCATGGGGTACAACTTTAACAGCTCCATCTATCACACATGTGGCTAGAGTTACACTAACAGACACTGTGCAAGCTAGATATTTCTTCAATGCAGGCGGAAAAATTAATTACACAGCTAGTTTGGCCAGTGGTGTTGTAAACAACAAATACACAGCATGGGTTAATACATTATCTGGTATGGGTACCTTAACATTTGCTGTTAATCAAAGTAGTTCTACATTTGGAGCATTTACTGTTACACGCAGCGGAGCAAGCGGTACTACTAGTAGCATTACACTGTCGGGTGTTAATCAAACAATTTATACTAGTACTCAAAGTGCTCCTTATGCTCTTAACACATTTACTGTTCAGGCGAGATATGTTACTACAAGTCCGTATGTAATTGAACTTACAGCAACATTAACTGACGGAGACTTAGGCACTCAAACTGGTATTGGCCCAGCGATTGACGAAGTTCTAAGCGGTACAATTACAAGTACCTTTACAGTTACTCCAATTCAAGGTGCATTTGCAATCACTCCAACGATTGCTAACCAAACAACTCTGTAACCAGAATTAGTTATCTATCATCTCCCGCTGAGATAATTACACTATACAGCGGGAGATCTCATGGACGAGCAATTAGAAAAAGCATTTCAAACAGCCAATTATATGGCTACTCTGACAAATCAACGTAATGCAGCGTTTGAAGAATTTCAACAAAATTTAATTTATTATGTAAATGGTTCTAGTTTTCATATCACACTAGAACTAATTTCATTTGTAAAATCGATTATTGATGCAGGAAGTTTGAACTGTATACTAATAGACATTAATCAAATACCAGTTAATATTGAAAATATAAAAACTTTTCATGAAGAAATATCATCTCAATATTTTAAAGCCAGTAATGAATACTTTTCTAAGTACTCCGAAATCAAATCTAAACGTAGAATTCAGGATTTAATTTCAGTATGAGCAAGGGTGTTCTTTTATTTGCTCAAAATAACCCTGATATTGACTATGTTCAGATGGCTATTTTTGCCGCAGATCGAATCAAAAAATTTTTAAATGTTTCTGTTACACTTGCTACAGACAATAGGGATTACATTGAGAGAACGTACCCAGAAAAAATTAATGTATTTGAACATATTATAGATATTAATTCATCATATGTTCAAAAAAAACAATTTTATGATGGATCTATTACTAATAAAGTTCTGCCATGGAAAAATTTCACTAGAGCAGATGCATATGACATAAGCCCATATGACGAAACAATAATAATGGATGTAGATTATATTTTAAATTCTGATAATTTAAATCAAGTTTGGGATTTAGAAAGTGATCTTGCTATATATAAAACAGGTTACGATCTAGCACAGTGGCGCGATACAAGTAGTTTTGAATATTTTAATCAATACACAATACCTTTTTATTGGGCAACAGTTTTTTATTTTAAAAAAACATCTTTAGCTAAATCTTTTTTTAAAATTGTACAACACATTAGATATAATTGGGCCTACTATAGGCTACTTTATGCAATTGGACCAAGTAGTTTTAGAAATGATTATGCTTTTAGCATAGCTATTCATATGTTAAATGGTAGCACCGGTGCTAGTTTAATAAGTTCATTACCTGGAAAATTGTACTATACACGTGATAGGGATGTACTAGTGTCATCAACAGATACGTCAATGACTATGCTAGTTGAAAAACAAAATTATATTGGAGAATATACTCTAATAAAAACTGATAATTTAGATATTCATGTTATGAACAAGTATAGTTTAGCGAGATGTATAAATGAGTAAAGGTTTTTTAGTTTTAGCACAAAACAGCGAAGGCATAGATTATGTAAGACAAGCCTATGCACTTGCATTATCAATTAAAAAAACACAGTCAACATATTCTGCTATTAGTATTATCACTAATGATCAAGTACCAGAACAATATCTAGCAGTGTTTGATCAAGTTATTCCAATTCCTTGGAAGGACCATGCAGAAGAATCTGCATGGAAAGTTGAAAATAGATGGAAATTCATCCATGCTTCACCGTATGATGAGACTATCGTATTAGATACAGATATGATTGTCTTAGATGATCTAGTATCTAAATGGGAATTATTATCAAATCACGAAATATTTTTTGCATCGTCTGTAAAAGATTATAGAGGAAATATTGTTTCCAATGAATTAAATAGACAGGTGTTTGTTTATAACGATCTTCCAAATGTTTATTTTGGTTTTCATTATTTTAAAAAGACACCAGAAGCTTTTGCTTTTTATAAAACACTTGAATTTATTGTTAATAATTGGCAAACAACGTATAGCAAATTAACTCCTAAGGCTAAACAAAGATGGTTAAGTATGGACGTTAGTGCCGCTATAGCTTTAAAAATTACTGGAATGGATGATGCAGTAGTGCAACCAAGATTAAATGTATCATTTGCTCATATGAGACCTAACATTCAAGGATGGCCTACGGTACATGATAGTTGGGTTAATGCATGTGACTATTATTTTAATGACGAATTTGAATTTTACGTTAACCAATACAGACAAACAGGTATTTTTCATTATATAGAAAATGAATTCTTAACAGATGATATAGTTACATACTTGGAGAAGATCAATGAATGAAGAATATGAAGATTTAGAAGTTGAGTTTGATCTAACTCCTGAAGAACTTGCTGAAATTGAAGCATCTTTAAAATTTAGTAATACAAGATATGTGTACTTTGATAAAGTAACAGGTGATATTTTATCTATTACTGATCGACAGAATTCTAATATAGAAGTACCTTGCTTTGAAATTAATAGTGAGGATCTCAGCAGTTTAATCCCTAGCGGGGAAAGTACTGCACAATTTAAAGTAGTTACTGATGTAAATAACAAATTTGATATTGTTCCTAAAATTGTTACTTTAAATTCTAAGTCGTCAACATTAATTTTAATACCCCAAACGGATAATCCAGCTACTATTACTATCTTAAACGACATTGAAAATAAAAATTGGGTAATAGTATTAGATGAGGAAGAAAAACAACGATTACATAATGCTGTTGCCAACTATATGAAACAAGTTTATGTTACATCTCAAGAAAACAAAAATATTTTATACAGAGTATTTAATGTTGATTTAAATGAATTAATTGCCAAAGGATCAGTTACTGTTCCGCACGAAATGATAGTAGAATCAATTACTTCTAAAATAAGATTGTTTACTATCAAATTTTTTGATTCATATGCATTAAAGGAAAAATATGAGCCAAAAGTTTAAAATAATAGATTTTGATATTATATATCTTAGTTACGACGAACCTAATGCTGAAAAAAATTATGCAGACTTATGCAATAAAGCACCTTGGGCTAAACGTGTACATGGAGTTAAAGGTAGCGATGCTGCCCATAAAGCCTGTGCTAAATTAAGCGAAACAGATAGATTTATTACAGTTGACGGTGATAATATTGTTCGTGAAGAATTTTTTAATCAAGAAGTTGACTTTGATACAAATAAAGATTTGACAAAATGTGTAATTTCTTGGGCAGGATATAACGCTATAAATGGTCTTATGTACGGAAACGGTGGACTGAAGTTGTGGCCAAAGGAATACGTGTTAAACATGAAAACGCATGAAAACGCACCTGCTGACGATCCTAATGCCCAAGTTGATTTTTGTTGGGATGCTGAATATATTCAAATGAATGCTTGTTATAGCAATGTGCATAACAATGCTAGTCCATACCAAGCATGGCGTGCAGGATTCCGTGAAGGCGTTAAGATGAGTTTAGATAGGGGTGTAACAGTAGACCCTGGCACATTTATTAATCAAATCCATTGGAAAAATTTGCATAGACTTGTAACATGGATGAATGTTGGCATGGATGTACCAAATGGAGTATGGGCAATACTTGGATCAAGGCAAGGTTGTTACATGACAAACTTTGATAAATCATGGGATTATGTAAACGTAAGAGATTTCGATCACCTAGATACAATTTGGAATTCATTATCTGCTAAAACAGACGATGAAGCTTTACAAGAAGCAGAACGTCTAGGAGTCGAATTGAAATCACGACTAGATTTACCTATTAGTATACTTGATGCAAATGCCAGTAAGTTTTTTAAAATGGTGCATGTTGATTATACAAGATTAGATTTTAAAGTATTGGACAAAGAATAATGTTTTACGATATTGTGTTTTATCATCAGAAAGATTTCCCCGAGTATAAACTTAATTGGTTAAAGGCAAAATATCCAAAGTCTAAAACTATTCAAGTTGATAAAGAATTTAATTACGTTATATACGCTAAAAGACTTCAAGCTCAAATTAATACAAAAATGTTTTGGCTTATTCCTGCTGACATAGGCATGTCTAAAGATATGCAGCATTTTACAATTCCTAAATGGGACGAGTCATATGTACATCACCAGCTATTAAAGTATTCAAATTTATTTTTAATTCCTAAAGACTATAAGTTTACAGATGATGAGTTTGAAAAAAACTTTTTTAATAATGTAAAGTTTATTGACTTTGGTGTATTTTATAATAAGTTATATGATGTATTCTTTTTGTCATATAAAGAAAAAAATGCAGATATAAATTTTCAACATCTGTTAACAAAATATCCACATGCAAAACATATAAAAAATATTAAAGGTATTTTTAATGCTCATTTTTGTGCAGCCGTTTCTAGCTCTACAGATTTTTTCTGGGTAGTTGATGCAGATGCAGAGATAGCTGAAGATTTTAATTTCGATTATGAAGTGCCAAGCTGGGACTTTGACGTAGTCCATATTTGGCAAAGTAAAAACAGAGTTAATGACTTAATCTATGGTAATGGCGGAGTAAAACTTATTCCTAGACACTTAATACTTCAAGCTAGCAGAGACAGTGTAGACGTAACTACTAGTATCGGCGCAAATATTAAGATTATGGAGCAAATAAGTAATTATAATACTTTTGACACTAGTCCTTTCGCTAGCTGGAGAGCTGCATTTAGAGAATGTGCTAAACTAGCAAGTGCAGTAATTGATCGACAAGTTCAGTTAGAAACAGATAAGCGTCTTGCTGCATGGTGTACTAGAGGTAAGAAAACAACCTACGGACAATATATTGTAGCAGGTGCGATTGCCGGAAGAAGATTTGGATTAGATAATAAACAAAATCCAGAAGGACTTCGTAAGATTAATGACTGGGCTTGGTTAGAAGGTAGATTTAATCAGTACTTATTAAGTCTGAAGCAAGCGGAAATACAGTCGCAATAACCGAGGCACAGGCCTTGGCAACTTCTTGATGTTCTTTTTGTGTGCCGTTAGCACTGCGTAGTTCTATAAAATGTATCCAACTACGCAGTGTGCCGTTCATATATAACCGGCTTTCCATCATACCTTCGGGTAGTACAGCACGAGCCTGTTCTTTAGCAATACCATGATCAATGGCCCACTGGTATGCTTCTTTAACTGCATATAACACTCGTTGTTGAGCACGTTCCCACTCTGTGGCTAGAATACGTGATTCTGGAGTGTCTTGTACAACATCGATGCTGTTCTGTCTATTTTTTGGATCTTGTAATCTTGCTTCTCTAAGGACAAAATTAAGATCTTTAGTAGGATCTGCATAACGTTGGCTAAATTCTTGGAAACTAAAACTTCTGTGCCTTAAAATTTGCCTTGCAATATCTCTTGTTGTAGTAATCTCAATACAAGCACTAACCATTTCTAAAGGACTCCAGTGCTGATGTTTGATTAGATATCTAATTAGTTTTTCACTAGTATCAGTATTAAGTTGATTACTTGGATTAGATACTCTAGCACAATAAGCAATTAACTCTTGAGCATCAGAAATTCCCTGATCAAAAAATTCTTCTGTTGGTTGACTATATGACAGTAATCTGACTTTCATTTATAATTTCTTTTTCTTTAAAAATTTTGCAGTGGTTTTTATTATATCGCTTTTGACTTTTTCAGTGTTTATCTGAAAGTCAATGTTATCGATATTTTCCTCATAGGTGACAAATATTTCTTGGATCTCCTTTTCAAAAGAATCCCAGTTATTATTCTTACCGTTTTTCGTTACATCAATTTCCCAAACTTTGCCATCTTTAAATGTCACACTGATAGTATGTAAATATTTTAGCGGTACTACGTTGAGATTTATCTCCCCGAATACCTCAGGCCAGTGTGCGATGACATCTTTAGGAAAATTTCTTCCTTTTAATGTCACTTTTCTTTTTTCTTTATTGGACTTAGTTCTTCGGCTTCTTTTCTTAAAATAGCGGCCTGCTTGTATAAACGATCTGCTTCACTGCGTAGTTTAGAAGCTTTCTGTTCCGGAGTCATAGAGCTATCTGCTAAAACTTCTGCTTGTCTTTCTTCAACAGTTTTAGTAACATCTTCGCCTTGTTTTGGACTTATGTCCTTAGCAGATGCTATTTCTTTAACTTCTGATCCTTTAGTATCCTTAGTTTGAATAGCTAATTGATCGACAGTTAGACCTCGTTGTTCGGCAATAATCTGGTTTAACTCAGATAACAAAATTTTCATCTGAGTATTAGGAGTCATTTCAATTTGACTAGTGGATACTTTAATTAATTTTCCATTAACATGTAGGTTAGCCAACATGATACTTCCGTCGGGAAAATTAGTTCTTGCCATTACTTCCGCAAATTCATTTGCATCTTGTCCTGCCGTGCTGTTTACTAAGTTAATAATTGCATCGTGTTGTGCATCAGTTAGGCCTTCTGTCGGGACAATTAAGCAATTACTAGAATCTCCGGGCAATGTTCTATAGGCTACTAGACATTTACGTCCAGTACCAACAACTCTACCTACATGTTTTAATTCCATATTATGCTCCAGTTTTTTCTTTTGATGCTTCGGCTTGTTTAGCAACTGCTTCTAAAAACGAAGCTAGTTTTTCATAAACTTGACCTACTGCAACCATTTCAGTACCTGGTTTAAAGGCACCTCTTGAACTTGCAACATCAATAATTTGTTTTAATGCGTTTAGATCATTGATATTTAAATCAGCGCCTTTTTGTTGAGCAGGTTGAGCGGTTTCTGCTGCTGCTGGTTGGTTCTGTACTTCTTCTGTCATGACTTCTCCTTTAGAAATAAAATACGTATATAATTATCATTAAGATAAATGTGGACAGGCAATTCTGAAGAAACTTAGTTCTTTTTCAGCTTCAAATCCGATCCTAGTAACGTAAACAAGATTATTATTTGCGTCTAGTTCTAACGCCTGTCCTATGTAGTATCGACTGTTCAAACTATTAAAAATCCAGTTATCTAATTGTTTTATAAAATTAGGGGTATATTTTGGAAGACTAGTATAGTAAAAATGAAACGCAGGAAAATCTACCTTGCGTAGGTCAAAGTAATTTAATGGATTAGGCTTACCGTTTTTAATAGCCATTATTTGTGTCCAATTATCATATATCTAGTATATTCAGGAAATTTAAGTTCACCTTCAAACAACATTGTTTTTAGAGGAAACATAGATTTAAAATGTGCAAGATCTTGAGGGCGTTGTACATGGTCTTCTATATCTAAATCGTTACCTTGAAATAAACACAAGAATCCTTCGGGGATATTTTCATACCACTGGTTACTGGAAAAATGTTCTGTAGATGTATTAATGACAGTATTAGTGCCATCAGAAAAGTCTACAAGATTAGCATCCATAGGAAGGCTTTTAAACGACCATTCCTTCATTTCCCATGTGTTATTAATAACATTAGCCACTGAACATACAGAGGGGTTAATATCGTAACTGCGACACCATTCAATCATTTGTCGCCCTCTTGATTTTAAAATAAAATGTAGCAACCCATACCATCCACCTAGAATGCTAATTCTAAGAATATGAGTATGAGCTACAACACGTTCTAATTCTTGTGCCGCCCAAATTTTACTTTCAACTTGTCCGGCACTGAAAGAATCAACTTCTAATGGTACCGTTCTGTTCATAATATGCGTAAGTCCCCCAAGGCGGAACAATTTTATCGTTGCCATGAATAATGAATACTGTATCACAGTAATTTTCATCGCCCCAACTACCCCAAGGATAACCGTCTGTAAACATGATAAACTTTTTAGGTTGAATATCGTGCTCTTTCATATATTCCCAGTTAGCATCAAATTCAGTTCCGCCACCGCCGATAACTTCATATTCCATGATATCGTTACTACCAGTGCCATCAAAATCTGCTTCGTTATACACTCGAGTATCAAAACACCATAATTTAATCTTATAGTCTTGGTACTGATCCATAATACCTTTTATTTCTGCAATAAAATCTTTGGCTTGCTTATCTGAGATACTACCACTCATATCAATACCGATACAGATATCAATCGTTTCGTCGTAGTTAGTACCTGGAAGAATAGCACTCATATGCCAGCCCTTGCGATTAGGACGAATAAATGTGTAGTCGTTCTTAATAGTACTTTGAATTTGTTGACGCAATATTTCGCGCCAATTCATCTTTGGCTCAGTTAGTTCTTTGATCATTCGTTGGATATTAGCAGGAACGTTACCTGCACCTGCCGCATTGGCTGCTTGTATAGTAGCCTCACGAATTTCGTCTCTGATTTGTTTAAGTTCTTCTTTAGAATATTGTGGTTTTCCGTTGCCGTTGCCGTTATCGTCACCGTCGGACCAATCGATATGCTCGTCAAGTAATTGACCTAAGGCAGCTAAACTTTTTTCATCTTCTTCTTCAAAGATTTCATCATAAATTTGTTCTGCAGGTTTACCATAATGTTTTGGATCATGGAAAATTTTAATGTCTTTGGGACTTGTTCCAATTCGATCACGAACTAATTGACCATTAACAGTATAGTCAACTGCGGCATTCCAAATTGCTTTATTTCTGCCTTCGCTACGAGACATATGATCAAATACATTGTGTAGAATTTCGTGTGCTACTACAAACTCGACTTCTTTAGTGCTTAGTTTTTCAAAAAATTTTCGATTGTAGTATAGATGACGTCCGTCAGTAGCCGCTGTAGGGCACCAATCGCTACCGTCCATAATTTTAAGACGAGTAGCCATATTGCCAAAAAACGGATGACGTAGTAGCAAGCCAACGCGAGCTACAATAATTTTGTCAATTACTGGATCAATGTGTGACATTTTAGTTCCTTCGTTTACTGTATGTATATATTATAACACCTCCCGAAGGAGGTGTCAAATGATATAATTTTTAGATTAACGTTCGTGTTTTTCTGTAGCCTGTGCAATGTACTTGCCAAACTTACCATGGAACTCATCAAAACACTCGATCTCATCTGGATCCAATGGCAACTTGTATTGGCTTAGACTCAATTTAGTGCCCATAACAACCAACTCAGTTTCAAAGTTATTCATCATAAATTCAAAAAAGTGATTGACCTGTTTGTTCCAGTCTTTGGCTTTTTTGTCAGCGGCATCTTTCAGTTCATAACACAAACTAGTAACCAAACTGTATTGAGCAGAGATTTCTTTGGTCTTAATCTCTTTAACTTTACCCTGCAAAATATCTGTAGGATTAGGCATCTTGCTTGATACTTTGCGGTGTGCCATAAACTTAATGCCCAAGCCTTCACCAACGGAACCACTAATCAAATCTGACAGTGTATCTTCTTCGGTATCATCATCCATTAACAATTCGCTAACAAAGCTCCAACTACGAGGTGTAGCAAATGCACGTGAACCAGATTTTGGATCAAAGTCGTACAAGTCCTTTTTAGAGAAAGTTAAATAGCCGACTACATCCTTATGAATACGATTGTCAGTGGCCCATTGTGCCCAGTCATCAAAATCTACTTGCATCTCCAAGTGAACAAACCGGTTGGCCAACGGAGCAGGCATGCGATAAGTTACGCCCTTGTCAGTTTCACGGTTACCAGCTGCCACCATTACAACGTTATCTGGCAACTTATAAGTACCAACACGACGATTTAGAATAAGTTGATAAGCTGCCGCTTGCACACTAGGTGCCGCAGAGTTCATTTCATCCAAGAATAGGATAATTTGATTATGCTCTTTTGCCATTGCATCATCTGGCAATTCGCTAGGAGGAGCCCAAACCATTTTGCTAGTGTTTGAGTCAAAGTATGGAATACCTTTAATATCAGTAGGTTCCCACAAGCTCAAACGAACGTCGATGACATGAGCATCTAACTCGGCACCTAGTTGTTTGATAATATCTGATTTGCCAATGCCCGGAGGTCCCCAAAGAAACAACGGACGTTTATTTTTAAAAGCCTTGCGTAGACCTTTCATAGCACCTTTTGGGCCAACTGTACGAGAAATGATTTCGCTCATAAAATTCCTATCTTGTTAAAAAAATTGCTATCACTGTCCTAGTATTATATGACAATAATTCTATTCTGTCAACAGCTTGTTAGCCAAAAATTTTATTCTTGCGTTTTTAAATTATTGATGGCTTTGATGATGCCAAGTTTTCGTATGTCGTCCGAAAACATAAAAAGTTCAAAACTTTTACGTTCAGAGAATACTGTGATACTTTTATTGGTAAGATAGTATGGACAGTCGATGTATCTGTCCAAAAAGATTATTGTTTGCGGGCTAAGTTCGATTGGTTCGGTAAAAGGAATTTCATATTCTTTTAAATTTAGTTCTCCAACCAAAAATTCATAACCTTGATCAGTAAGACGTAAACCGCCCGAATCTTTTGATCTGTTGTTTTGCCACCACGTTCTAGTATACAGCTTTAGATTGGCAGCATCTGCACTTTTGCCCCATTCTTTTAGAAACATAGTAGTATATGTTTCTTTGCTTATCATTTTATAATTTCGCCCTGTGTTAATTTTACAACTTGAAAGTCTTGACAGCCAAATGTCAAGTTCAATTTCTTAGCAAGATTATGTGCATGACCAGGATTTGAAAAACTTACTTTTTTATATTTAGGTCCAGGATAACTGGTTAAACTGTTAGAACTTTTCAAATTAAATGGCTCGCCTTTATAAAACACCGCCCAAATAGCATCTGCTTCTAAGATCTGCTCGCTCTTATAAGTTTTCTTATTAATATGCTCTAATAATACGTTTGGCTTGGGCCTTGACATATATGCGTCCTTGATAACTACGCATATATTTATCCTTATTTCGTGCCAAATCCACCACCGTCCATGGCAACTGTTATAGTGTCGTTACCACCGGCTTTTAACAATTCTTGAAGCATTACTTCATAATCTTGTGTTAATTTTGCTAGAACTTCTGTTAGTGCAAAGCTGATATTTTTTGCCTGTTTCATATCTAGTCTTATTTCTTTTTGTTGACTAGCATCTGCAATTTTAACTTGTTGTATAAACTGTTGTATGGCAATGGTGTTAATAGGATCATTTGACATTTGATAATACCTGTTTCATTTCTAATTCACTAGTAAATGGACCTTTAAAAGGGTATCTTTCAATGGTGATAAGTTTAGGACAAAAACTCTTTACCCATCCTTTGTCGAATTTAATTATATAGTACCCTGCACAATATAAACTTTTACTTGCAGAACTTTTTGTGAATAATGGTAATTTCTGTCTTACATCAAACATACTATTGTAAGGTGTACAACTAGTAGGAAATCCGTGACATTCATTTATTTCGACTGAAGTAATTTTTGTTTTGATCTTAGGTAAAAAGAAATTTTTGCCAAATTGTTTAGTCAATTCTTCTTTTTTACTGAAGTAAATTTCGCCATCTTTATTACTCAACATAAACTTGTTGTTTTCTTTTTTGTGTAAAGTGGCAATTTTTTCTCCGTTCATTTCAACGATCCAAAATTTACCATCGACTATCGGCTTAGCATATAATTCTGTCATTTAAACTTCCTCAACTAGTTTGCGCCAAGTAACTGCTGATTCAGGATACTTGGCTTGAAATGGTTCTGCATAACTTTGTATATTATCAGAGATTTTCTGTAAGTCATATAAATTACAGAATTTTAAAAGTCTAATTCCTACCTGACTAATATCTTTTGGTCTTGCGCCTTGGTCAATAGTGTCACGAATGATCTGTTTAATTTCTGTAGGCTGTGCAGTTAGATCAACAAGGGTAACATTACGCTGATAATCATCTAATACACGATGTTCGATTCCGTTATGATCAACCCAACGCTGAAGCATGAGATTATTCCAATTGAAGCCTTTTTTGTCACGGTCTTCAAACGCTTCTGTCAGTCCGACTTTGTTCTTACTACCCTTAGTACGAACGCCAGGATAAGCAGAGAAAACATTGTCACTGGTATCACCTCTCATACATTTTTCAAATAAAATCCACTTTGGATTTGGTGCCGGCATTGGCTCTTTAGTTTTCTTATCAAGAACTGATTTACCTTTTTTATCAAAGATACCTTCGTGTGTAGTCAGTGTATCTGCTACACCGTTATACTGTTTGACATTGGGTGCAATTAATTGATGAAAATCTGTGTCTGTGCTAATGATTACATGATTATCATTTGGATGAGCTTGTATAAAACCTGCAATTAAATCATCGGCTTCTAATCTTGGATGTTGTAAAACTGTACAATTAGTCTTATCACTAATGAATGTTTTGAATGCATCAAAAGTTTCCCAGAACAATTTATCTTCTTCTTGTTCCTTTGCTGACATTGCATCGCGGGTTTCTTGTCGATTGCGTTTGTAAGGAGCATAAAAATCTTTACGCCATGATCGACCTTCGAGACAGAATACGACATGTTTCCCTCCAAAATCTTGCCATGCTTTTTTGATACTGTTAAATGTAATATGCATGGCCATGCCAAGTTTAATATTAGCATCACCTCTTACTACATGCCTTGCACGAAAAAACGTGTTAGCAGTATCAACTAGAATATAACTCATTTTACTTCGGCTTTACCGTCCGCTAGTTTGCTTACATTAATAAATCCAGATCCTCGACTTTGATCCAAGCCTTCTTCACCTAACATGTTCCTGGCTAAATCTCTAAACCAACGATCTACGATTTCTTCGTCTGGATCACCATCAAAACCATATCCAGCTTGTTTCAATTGTAGCACAAATAGATCGTTCCAGTCAAGTTCAAAAAAGCCATTTCGAATATTATCTTTGTTAACGTGAGTTTCTAACACGTCTACCCAAGGTTCTCCTCTAGCAGTAGCACGTTCTTTTGGAGTCATCTTAGCTATCTCGGCTTCTTTATTTGCCCGTTCAACTGCATCTAATGCATCTTTGGCAGCGTTGGCAGCGTCTTCTGCAATTTTTACAGCGGCTTCTGCTTCTGCACGAGCTGCCAATTTAGCATTTTCAATTGCCTCTATACCTGTGATTTTTTTGAAAAATTGTTTTATCATTAGGTTCCCCATTCATTTTTAAACAATGGTACTTGTAGTCTGTCGCTGTAGCGTAGACCATGTTTCATTGCCAGTTCTGCAACACGACGATTATTCAACGTGTAAACACTTTCTACACCACCCACTGGCATGAGATAAACGTGTCCTTTAAAACCAGCCGCACGATATTCGCCAGCCGCTTTCAATGCATAGTCTCTATCTTCTTCTGTAGCAATAACAAATTTTAGATACGCTGTGCCTACTTCTTCGTATTCACATACAACTTCTGGTAGAATAGCTTCTTCCCACTTTTCTCCACTGCAAGGAAGTTTGGCACTTACACTGAAAGTGATTTCTCTCTGCTGATGATCCTGTCGATCCCATCCTAACAAATATTCTTTAAACTCAGGTGTGAGTTTTTGAGTGCCATTGGTTTCAAATGTGATCTCTTTGAGTCTGTGCATACTAGGATGATCTAATAGATCTGGATAAGCACGTTGCCACCCCAGCAATGGCTCACCGCCAGTAATAACAAGATGTTCGTCTTCCCAACGACGATGTGGAAGTATTTCCATAATACGATTAACAATAGCATTGCTTTCTAGCATAGGACTCAGATCTTTGAATCTTGGATCCCACGATGCATAACTATCGCAGCCTGTACTAACCAAAGGTAGCTCTTCGTAACGTTGAAACGATTCTATATTTTCATGAGTGTAGGCAATATCTTCAACTTCAGTGCTTAGTTGTCCTGCCGGCATACCAAACCCTGCACATTTAAAGTTACAACCAAAGGTGCGTAAGAATACGGACGGTACACCCATGTAACGTCCTTCTCCTTGTATACTATAGAATAATTCGGCTATTTTTATTTTACTCATTTTAATCTTTCTGACAACTAGTCATTGCAACTTTCTAAATATTCATTTAGCCTATGTACAGCCTCATCGAAATCTATAGCATAAACCTTTGCAGTAATTATATTATCTTTTATAGTAATGTCAAACGGAATAGTGCCATTAAATCTAAAATTTTCTGGCACTTCTGTTTCTACTATAAACTCAACAAGATGTTTTGCTCTAAAAATTAGATTACTTGCCTGTTCTGCTGAATTCATTTTCTATCACCGAATAGCTGTAGCAAACTTAGGAATATATTAATAAAATCCAAGTACAGTGTTAATGCACCACTTATTTCTACAGCTGGTGTAGTTTCTGCGCTAACAATTTCTCGAATCTTTTGAGTGTCATAAGCAGTCAGTCCCATAAAAATAATAATTGCCAAAGCACTTATAACCATTTGCATTACAGTACTACCAACAAAAATATTGATAAGGCTGGCAATAACAATAGCAATAAGTCCAACAAACATAAATTTTCCTAGGCTATCTAGATCTTTTTTGGTAAAGTAACCATAAAAACTCATAGTACCGAACAACACTGCTGCTCCCATAAATGCACTAAAAATACTAGCCATTGTGTATACAGCAAAGATTACAGCAAAGCTCAACCCCATTATAGCTGAAAAACCTACAAGCATGGCAAGTGCAATTTCTTTTGACGGATTGGCATTCAATGCAATAGTTAGTCCAATTACAGCAACTAACGGTGCAAAAATTACAATCCAATGCATAATGCCAGTGAAGAAAAAGTTTACTAATTCAGGTGTTGTACCTACAAATAAACTGACCAACATACTGACAAGTGTAGCTAGCCCCATATAGCCATAGACTCTACCCATAGCTTGATTAATCTCACTAGCCGATCTATAGTTTAAAACATTATACTCTGTATAGTTAGATCCAAACATAAATTTCCCCTTAAGTATCAATTTCCATAGTGATCCACTCTTTGACCACAGCGATCATTTCTTCTTCTGTGTTGCAAAGAACCTTGGCAGTTTTCCAATCGTTTTCATCATCACGTCCACCCACTTCTACCATAAAGCCGTTGTCATAACGGTGCAGTGTGATACTTTCGTTTACTTTATTCAATTTGCTCAATTTACTCATTTTGTTTTCCTTTAAGTTAATTCTACCACTCTATATTGGCTGGCAGGATAGTGTTCCTGCAACCATTCTAACAGCCCTGGTTCCCAAGGCAATCGAATCTCGCCTGTGCAGTTTGTGATGATCATCGCGGTGCAAAATCTTGTTGAAGTTTAATATTGTCCATAAACTCTTTTTTAACGCTTGTATCAGATTTGAAAAGCCCTCGCAACACTGTAGTCTGCGTTAAACTTGAGTGTGCCATAATTCCTCTGTTTTCACAACAACCATGTTGAGCCTGTATATAAACACCGACATCATTACTGCCTGTGGCCTGTTCGATTGCGTTGGCTATGTCAATACACAGTTCTTCCTGTAGGGTTCCTCTACGAGCACACCATTGGGCAATACGTGTGTACTTGGACAATCCAATGAGTTTTTCTGCGGCGATGATTCCAATATAAGCCACACCGTTAACAGGCTGATGGTGATGACTGCACATACTACGAAGCTCACTGCGAACCACAAGCATACCCTCATAACGATCCGCGCTATCATTAGGAAACGCTGTACAATCTGGTGCTGGTTCATATCTACCTGCCATTATTTCTTCAAAATACATTTTAGCCAGTCTACGTGCTGTGCCTTTACTATTAGGATCGTTTTCACGATCAATTAATAAACGGTCTAGTACTAATTCAAATGCTTCTGTGGCTTCATTAATTAGATGTTCTTTATCTGTAGGATGTAGGTAGTTGCTGATATTGTCACCAGCCCAGAATCTTTTACCATCACGCCGCATCTTGGCACGAATAGCATCTCCTAAATAACCAACTTCATATTCTGCTTCATCTATATTATCTATTGAAACAGGCCTTGAAGATTCTGATCCTTCTGGATCATTGCTTTCATATACTTTGTTATATACCATATTATTCTCCGAGTTTATGACGTGGATGTCATTATGTTGTACTAGTGTACATGATTATTTAGGTTGTGTCAACCTTTACGATATTTTTTCGCTAATTAAAATTTTACACAAGTTTAAATCTTTAGGGGATTTAAACATAAAATCCATATGATCTGTAGTTGCATGGGTTAAGAATCTATCCCCAGGTAATCCAAATATTTCAATTATAGATGCACATGTCTCGTTCCAATCATTCATAGCATGATGGCTGTGCCAAGGAAGCCTTACTGTATGGATGTAGCCTTCCTTGGCAGCAGTTGTTCGAGGATCAACTTTTTTGTGAATTTTGTTCTTCATCTTTTCGAAACTGTTCTTCGTTCCAAAGCATTTTTTGATGAAGATATACATCTTCAGATAGAGCATGCCATCCGATGCAGTTACCAGTAGGGCTACGACCGCATCCGCAAGTACCTTTTTTTTCTGTTTCTGACATGGGTTTTTCCTTTTTAAAAATAGTATTCCAGTTGTTAGCAAATGTTTTTTGATCAACGCTAAACGGTCTGGGACTAGAACCTTTTCCGCTCATTTTTTATAATTTCCTTTTTCTGGTATTACGTGTCTTACCCCGCCGCGAGGATCTTCCATATCACCTTTGCGTCTAGGTATCATATGAACATGCGGATATTCTACTGTTTGTCCAGCAGCCTCTCCGCAATTTTGTCCAACATTAAAGCCATCCCATTTCTCAGATTCTACCCCTAGATATCCGAATTTGTAAGCGGCTTTACAACATTCAATGACGTTGTCAAAGTTTTCATATGTTGGAACAAATAATAAATGCCCTTGAGTTACAGGATACGCATCTGAAAAGACCCAGTAATCTTTAGTTCTATATTCAATAGATTTCCAGGGAGCTCTACCTTGACTAAGTGCTTTTTCTAAATCAGTCATTTTTAAATTTAATGAGACGTTCTATTGCATGCCTATTAAATAATACTGCACCTGCAATCCAAGTTTCAATAGATAGAGGAATACTTGCACTTGGCCAAAGAGTGTTAAATGCCCATATTGCAATGACAGGTATTAGTATAAAATGTAGCACGTTGATGATTTTTTTAATCATTTCCACCATTCCTCGTAAGGAAAAATAATCCAAGAGTCATCTTTAGACTTGTCAATTTCTTTTCCAACGAAATCCATTTTGACATTGCAGTTATTTGAAATGTTATTAACTACTACTGCAAATTTAACATTATGATTCCAAATGTTATTCCATTTAGGGTCATAGGACAAACATCCACTACGCCAATCGTCCATAAGCCAATTTAGTGTAGCACCTGTATCATTAATATCGTCTACAATTAATATGTCTTTTTGTGCTCTTGCTGAAGAAGCTGGAATACCACTAACTTCTAAATATAATTGTTCGTCTAGTTCTTCTTTAGGAGTGTAACCAAATGCTTCTTCAGCTAGCCATAAATTGCTAGTGCATTCTCCACCGTCACGTAAACTTATATCTAAAGAATACATCTTAACGTTAAAGTAATGACTGATCATTACAGCAGGCAATAGACCTCCCCTAGTGATGCCTACGACACAACTAGGCCGCCAGTTACTTTTTTCAATCTGCTTACAGATTTTTTTAACTAGACTGACATATTCATCATCAGAAATTTTATTCTGAGATAGTTGTGAGCCCGACAGCAAGTTTTTTAATTTCTTCGTCAGTGAGGAAAAAATTGTATGTTGATGTTTCATCTATGTCACCTTTATTGTTTTTAATTTCTTGAATAAATTCTAAGCTATTAAGATCTGATGGGTTAATACATTTATGACTTTTTACGCGAAGTCTAAAAGCATCATTTTCTTTTACTATAAATTCTTTCATATTATTTCCTTATTGCAATTTTTTATTTTGCTCACCAACGAGATTTTCTAAAATTTGCTCAAACTGTTCATCAGTTAAAGTTTCGTCATCAATCAAATCAGTGATGTCTACAGGCTGACTACGATTTTTTAATTCTTCAGGTGTAAGTTCGGAGAACATAGTTTGTATTTCTTTTACAAGTTCGTCTAATTCTTCCTGTGTACCTTCAAAAGAATCAAATGCTCCGGGTGCAAATGTAATTTGCATTTTCTTTTCTTCAGTCATTATCGTCGCCTTTAATTGCTTCAAATGTTCTATATTTTCCCAAAGCATGAATATATGCATCATATAATTCTTTTAGCTTTGGATGCTTAGCCTCTAGTTTAACATCACGTTCTGGTATTTGCAAGACTTTTTCGATTGTAGATAACCGTTCTTCTAAATCTAGTCCATTATGAATAATTTTACCTTGTACTGTTAAACTATTAGGTTCTTGTTTGACAACTGCCATAGGACTAGTAAATGCATAATTACTACCATTTGATGTAATCGAATATGTTCCGGATGATGAACCTGTAAGATATGGTAGGGTTGACATAGACCCATCGGACCATGTGATACTATTGCTTGTTGTGTTGTCTGCGATCTTGTAGGTAGTCGTCATTTTGAATCCATTTATTTTTAACGAGAAATCCCCATTCTCGCTGTTGTGGACCAGGCATAAACAAGGTCCATGCAGTTATATTAGGATCTAATTCGATTCTATGATAACTGGTAGCACTGCACATACGGAAATGTCCAGGACCGCGCCATTTGGCAATTTCACTAAACTTATTACCTTTGCTATCAAACTGCGGAATCCACTCCCAATAGCCACCTTTTAAGATTAGTGTAGCATAAGGCCAAGGATGATCGTGTACATCGTCTGGATCTGATTTTAGAAATTTATGAATAAAGATATTAAATGGAAACCATGTACGATCTTTTAGAAAGATATAGTATCTTTCTAGATATGGCTCGTTGTCAATACGGTCCATGATAATACGTTTACGACCTAAACGTTCTAACAGTTTCAGTATCATTTTAGTCTTTCTAATAACCTAGTTGCTGAAAAGAATTGTTCTGTTAATGCATCTGCTTGTTTACGAATTGACGAAATTCTAGTGTTATAGTTAGCCATGTGTTCTATAATTAAACGACACAAATTTGGACGATAAACAGTATATGCATCAAAGTCTTCAGTCCATTGGCTAGGATATTTAAATGTATCAAATGCCATTTCACTATAGCTAAGTCTATCTGGAACTAATGGTATAGTATCTACTAAAGCACCTTCGTACCAACTGATACCCAGTGTTTCTTGTAGATTGGCGCTAAACACCATCTTTGCTTCGCCTAGCAGTGTGTGATACTCATGCTTAGTAAGTTGTCGATCTTGGCAAACAACAAACTCGTATTGCGGTAAGTGGATAGCTAAGTCTCTAAAAATTTCAACTTGCTTCTCTGGTGCAATACGGTGCGGAAACAAAATCATATCTCGTTTCTTCAGACCTTTATAAGGTGCAAGAGTATCCTGCATATATTCCATAGGCCAACCAGTCTTAACAATTTTACCGCTGTCATAGCGTTCATACCAATCCTCGTGCCACCAAGGATTTTCACTAGTGTAGCCATCGTTGAGTAACTGTTTCATAAACAAGTGTACGTGAAACTCTGTGGCAAAATAGTTATGATCAAATGCGTGATAAAAACTTTTTTCAGCGTGACGTACCCAAGCCTTTTTACCGACTAAGCGCCCAAGAAAGTCTTGAGGATCGTATGAACCAGCATGCCAAAGACCGTGTGTAACTACTGGGATATTCAGTAGTTCACTCATATATTTTAGATTTATAATGCCTGGATGCCAAGCATCAGTAAAAATAAAATGGTCGCCAGCGGTAACGGATCCGCTACAAAATAACCTACCGATTTGCTCAACTTGGCTAGCTTTGTATATATTAGTCCCGCCGAAATTAAGAAAAGCACCGGGAGTAGTAGCACTAGGGATATCCACCGGACCAGAAATAACTTGAACATCATGTCCTTCCTTGCGTAAGAGATTAGGTACATGGGTCTTCCATTGACCAGTGTACCTTGTTTCAACGGCTTCTAAATCAATAAGCCAAATCTTTGCCATCAGTATGCTCTATATGGTTTCTTTTCAAATTGACGTTTCTTAGCAGGGTAACGTCTGCCGTTTCGATCACTAAACGCTCGCCATACATAGCTACGATTGTTATAGAGATCTGCCTCATTGAAAGGCATTAATTCAAAGCGACAAAAATCATGAAATGCCTCTAAGTCCTCAAAGATTTTTACAATCTCAGGATGGTTGTCAAAATAGGCATAACCTTTGTAACTTTTAATCATTTTACTTTTTCCTTGTTTTTAGTATTTGATAAATGAACCATTTTCTCCGTCTTCGGAGACTTCGATCCAGATCTCACGACCTGGATACTTATTGGAAATGATAGAATGAAGTTCATCACTCATCATTTCGCAACTCTTATAGTCTAGTTGTACTGTACCATCTGAGTATAGTTTTTCCAACCAGCGTTTAAATTGAATAAATTCGATGTCACGATCGTTGTGGGTAACTGAAATCCAGACACGAAAATGGAATATATGACGATGAGGATGACCCAAAAACGATACATCATATTCATCTCCTGTTGCTAGTGTTGGTTCAGTAAGTGCGGCTGGATACTTATGAATACCTTCTTTACGAAAGGTAACCCAAATCATTTTGTTTGGACGCCAGTCTTGTCTCATTGTTGTTTGATTCATTTTATCACTTCATCATTTTTATATTGTGACCAGTCTGTAAAAGTTCTTCGGGACATTAGTGAGTGTAGACTGTGGGACCACACACCAGGATTAGTTGCCTTAAAATCTTTGTCATCAATCTTAAGCATTGTATTATAATTCCATAATTTTATATAAGGTATTGGCACTCTTATCTGCGGAATAAAATTCAAATATTCACAAAGTCCGCCGTCGTGAAATTCTTCTACTGCACTCAACGGTATATCTAGTGAGCAAAGATAATCTTTGTCTAAGAAATGAGTAATCATGTCATCCCATTGTTTCCAACCTGCGTAGTCATTATACACAGGATTGAAACTATGATTAGCACCAAAGAATATGTGTTTAACGTTGTTATTGGCTAGAACACCTTCAATTGCATTTATTGATTGTAATCCTGTTACAAATAGCGTAGGCATACCAAATGCAGGTGTGTGCTCAACTTCTGTGCCAATAAAGAATTCTACACCTTCTAATGTGCCGTTAGTATAGTTACGTTTCATTTTTATCCTTTTTACCTTGTTGATATTTTGAAAAAAATCTAGTTACATCTTCCATACGTTCTTGGAACAAATCAGGAGCTTCATCGCAGGCAATTAACATTTCGTACTCGCTTGGATAATGACGTAACATAGAGCGAGCAGTATCTCTTATAAGTTTAGGAATACGCGGAGTATGCTGTGGATTGCAGAGGTCAAGCAGGAATCTCCTTGTTTGTACAACTGCTCGATATCTTTCGTCTGGTAGTGTCATTCAAACAAATCTTCAAATGTTGTTGTTACAGGTTCTTGTTTCTTAACTATTTTAAGATCACTGAAATCTACAGCCGGTATACCTAGTTCATCAGCTTTGGTATGTGCATTCACAATTCTTTTACCAGTATTACCTCTAGTACCAATTATAGTATCCCAATATCTACTGTAGTGTTCAATAATTGCTTCTGCGGTAGCTCTGTCATCTGTTGCAAAAATAGCTTCTACTATGTCCTTATAATACACTCTATCAAATTGTTCGTCAACCAACATTGAAGGTAATTTGCCCAAATCATATTGTCGATTGGCTTCTTGAACCGCATTTAAATGCATCCATACATTATGGCCCATCATAATAGCATAACTAAATGAATCCCAACTTGTTTTACCTTCTTTGCCATTCTTGTTTACATCGCCTGGTCCGTAAATGCAGATGTCTTTCATTTGGACTTGATCCATAACTGGACTAGATTCAAATCCTTCAAATATACCATCTTGTACTACAGCATCTTTGAAGAGACGTGTGTCAGAGGCGTATTTTTTGTTGTCTGCGCCACCCTGCATCCTATAGACCCATTTAGTGCGGTCTTCTGTTTCTGTTTGGATGTAGATTTGTCCGTTTGCTGTTGCCAGAAACGGTGAGGCGCAGTCAAAAGATATGGTAAAGTTTTCATTATGATATTTCCTTACAGCACGTTGGATGTCTGTGAGCAGGACTGCCCACTCTAATTTTGATGTACCTAAAAAATGCATCCAATCTTGTTTGCCTTTTTCAAGTAGTCCATCAAATCTTAATGCCACTAGTCTTTTTAAGACCAAGTGAATATCACACATGTTTTGGCCACCCATGGCCCAACCATTAAATGCTTTGTCTTCATATACTTTTGGATCGCAAAAGTCTTTCATTTTTTGATACCAATCTTCTGCTTGACTGTGAGTCTCGCCTTGAAGAACGTTTAGAAATTTACATGCACCAGTACGATGTTTAATAAAGTATTCGTTATTGTATTTGGTAGCATCAACGGCTTGATCGTATGACTCGATACCTGTAGCAGCCATACCTGCAGGACTACGAGCCACCCATGCTGGAATATCCAGTACCATTCCATAGTCCATAAGTGCGTCCATCCAAGTTAATACTTGTTCACGTTTCTTTTGTGCGGCATCTAATTGTGCTTGATAAAGTTTAGGATGATCAATCTTGGTCATCTTTGGATTGCCATTTTTATCTAGCTTAGGATTGCCGCTGGCATCTAATTGTGGGACAAGTTCGATACCCTTGGCATTAACTTCTTTCCATTTAGCAGCAACTTCGGGACCGTTTGGATCACGCCACTCACCGGCCCATACACCCTTACCAATCTGGAATCCACCTGAATCGCCTAACACCCAACTAGTCGAACGATCTCTATTACGGAACATGTCTTCAGTTTCGTCTGGTTTAGACAAATCTAAATTAGCGTGTCCTGCCGAATAAAGGCAGTGATGATAATAGAACATGCCTTTGTCCGGATTAAGATAATTCAATCCTTCAACACCATTAGTAAAACTAGCAGGTAACCGTGCAGGATCTACATAGTTTCCATAGCGTTGTTTACCTATGAATGTGCTATAAAATCCTGACGTTGCTGGCAAGAAATATGCATAGTCATTTTGTGTTGCTGTTAAATTTCGATTCATAGAGACTTTGCTTCTAGTTTTTCAAATAATCCGTCAAGTGATACTGTCGATACATGACCCTGTGCAGCCACTGCTCCGCTGTCTTTGGCAGCGTAACTGGTAGATGTATTAGTTGTAGTCCAAATTGTACCTGGAGGAAAATTTGGTGTTCCAGTATTAGGACTTTGAACTGGTGTTGGCACAACCCAAGGTGTAGGCATATTTGGTGTACTAGGAATAGGACCATATTGTCTATGTAAGTTGCCACCGTTGTTTTCTATATTTTCTAATCTACGAATAATATTTCGTTGATCCTCCAACACTCTTTTTAACGGCCCTTGACGCATACCTGCTTGGGGATCTTCTGCATTAACAATAGCCGCAATCATCAACAAGTTTTTCAATGCTCGTTGTACAGCAGGATTATCTGACGAAATAGCTGTGTCAAACAAATCTACAAATGTTTCCAAGTCAAAGTCTGCTTGGTCTTTTTCTCTACTCGGCATTGATGTCCCCATCTATTCTACCCCATTTAATTCTAAGCCATATTCTTTCGTGTATGTAGTAATCTATACTGAGAAGAATGTGCAAGGCTGTGGCAAATCCTGCTGAGTTACCTAAGTTACCTGTAAACAAGTAAGTCCAAAAGATTGTAAATAACCATGCGGTCAAGCGATAAGTTATCATTCTAACAACGGTTCTGCGTTTAGTTTCCATAATTATTTGCTCATTGCTGGTAAAATATAGTCATATGTTGCCATACCACTATCTACGGTGATCATCATAGCACCTGCATCGCTAATCTTCATAGTCTTATTACCACTTAATGCAAGTATACTCGTAACCTGGCTAACTGGCCAAGACCATGTGTGTTTTAATTTGCTAACATTTGGTTGAAACACAAAACTACCTGCGTGTGATCCTGCATCTCCAAAACTAAAGATAAGATTATTATTTTCAGTTTTAACTTGAAAGTTTGGTTCATCACTGTGAGCTTGTGATTGATATTTTAATCTTGTAATACTAGTAATACTTGGTTCAAAATCAATTTCCCAAGTAGTACCTTTAAACTTAACTGATTTAAGTTTTTCATTAATAATTTCAGTATTCATAAAACGATAGTCGTTTTGAAAATCCTGTGTTTGATTTACAAAATGTAAACCTGTTGGTACTACTTCGTTATTTCTTGTTGCTTCAACAACAGTTATCTTAGCATCCTCTTTATATTCTTCACAGTTAAGTAAAAATTTAAGTTTATCTAAGTTTGGCATACCAAAAATGCCGTCAAATTCTGTAACAGGCTCTACAGTTTTTGCAGAAATAATAACTGAACGATCTTCAGCCATTGATTCAACTAGAGTTTCTCCGTTGTTGCCTGTAATCTTTACCAGCGAAATAATACCTAATTGGTATGTATGTGCTACAATATCTTGTAAAATATCTTTCATAAATGTCTCCTCGTAATATTATATTTAGAAAATTACTTTTTGTCAATGTTTTTTCTTACCATATTATTATATGATATGGCTGATTCTAGAACACTTTGTCTAGCATCTATTGATCTTGCCCATAGTGTGTAGGCAAGTGTATCTTTGGGGAAACAATGACCGCCCCATCCTCTTTCTCCGTCTGGACCTGGAACCATAGTATGATCCGATCCAATACGTAGATCCTGTGACATAATGTGTCTAACAATGTCAAAGTCAGTATTAGTAGATTGACATACATCGTATAATTGATTGAAGTATGACGTTTTTAATGCAAGAAAACTATTTGAAGCATATTTGACTATTGATGCTTCTTTCATAGAGCATTTTAATGCTAACTTACAACTTGGTAAAGTATCTGTAAAAAGTTCTTGCCAAAAACACTCGGGATCTTCTCCGCCTATAATAACATACTTTTGATTAATAAAATCTTCTGCGCTAGATCTAGCTCTTAATAATTCTGGACTTATTACAATGCTATGTTTAGAATATTTTTCTTCTAATAGATCAACTATATCTGGACTTACGGTACTTTTAATCATTATTGGTATATCAATCGGAGTTTGATCGATTACATCTAGTACATTTGCACCATTGCAAGTCCCAGAGTCGGTAGGTGGAGTACTAACACAAATAATAATACAATCCGCATCAAAGTGATTCCTAATATCTTCATCTGTAAGAGCAGGGTCAACTATTACCACTTCATGTTTGTAGCCAAAAGCAGCCTGTACTGCTTTGCCCACGTATCCGTAACCAGCAACTATAATTTTCATATTAAAACTCGAATAAACTATTAAACGTATTTTTTTCTTCAGTTGATCTAATATCCCAACCTAGTACGCCAATCAAATTATCTAATTTGTTATCAATGATAGTAGTTTCCATTTCAGCATCGTTAAATGGCAGATCCTTAAACCATTGCGGTAACCGTAGTTCATCTACTGGATATGCCACACTAGTAAACCCCATAGGATTATCTCTAATTTTACACACGATTACTTTAGCACCATCTGTAATACTCATCGAATATTTGTCTCCCATCATGCGTTTAAGCGTGTTCCAATTTATACTGGCTCTTACGTGACCCGGCATATTGGCCTTGCCCTGTTTGACTTCTTTAGCCTGATACTCAGTAATATTATTAGCACGTTTAGGAGATCCTTTCTCCCAGCCAGGTCTAGCCTTAAATAGAGTGCGGAATTCTGTAATCTGATTTAAAACTTCTTCTTCAGTTGCACCTGTTAGTACTTTTTCTAATACATCACTTAGAAAGTCTTGAATAAATTCTGGAGTATCACTGCGTTTTAGATCTAAGCCCATGGCTTTGATTTTACCAGGTTTACCGTCAACATCTGCTCGTTTGCCTTCTTTGTCATAATAGAGTACGGCATAACGTTTCTTAGTAATAAACAATCCTTTTGATGCAACGATTTCTCGTCCTGCTTTGATAACTTCACCACGACTCTTTGGACAATGAAAAGAGTCTAGCATCATCTGTGGGAACGTTGTGTTTACTTCTTCTCCAATCTGGTCATAAAGTTGTACGACAGTTTCTTTAGTCCAAGGTATTTGTCCACTATCTATGTCTTTCTTTAAGGTTTTATATGCTGAGAAATAACAAGAATCTGTGTCACCGTATATGATTGCCTTGCCGACATGATTAAACTCTCCAGTGATGATCTCATTGACTTTTCCAGCCATGTGCTTGGCAATCTGTCGCCCAGTAAGAGTGGTAGATTGCCCAATACGCTTATCGAAAAAGCGACAGCCAGGGTTAAGGATCGCACCGTAAAGCGAATTGAGGTTAATTTTCTTAACCAATTGTCGCTTATCCCAATACTCTTCTTCAATATCATTGCCTGCATCTTTGCTCTCCTTTAATTTGGCCTGCATCTCTTTACGTTCAGCATACCATCGTTTTAATAATCCGGGAATGATTCCTTCTCTTTCCCATGTAAAAATAGTTCCATTGGCACTTAACATCCAAGGTTGATTACTATCATAAATTAATTTGTATATTTCTGCGGCACTAAGTGTATCGCTTTCTCCGGATTCCCAGTCGATAGTAACATCGACTCCGCGATCTTGCCGCATAACAGCTTCATATTCTAGCGATCCAAACAATCCTTCCCACGCGGCAGCAAACGTTTTCTTTTTAAGAGTAGTTTGTTCTGTTATGTACTCATCTGTGTATGTAGAACGTAACTGCCCCACAATAGTCTCTGGACCCATGTTAAGCGCACGAATAGCACTGGGATATAGACTGTTAATGTCCAGTGATCCAATCCAATCTTGTAGGCCTTCTTTAGGGTAAGCAACATAGGCACCCGCGGCACCTTCGTTGCTCTCACGATCGTCCATTTTAGTACGATTGGGAACTTGAAATCCTCTGCGATGTGCTTCATTAATAATGGCCTGTTCTGTCACAGCCACAGCACCCATTGTTGTTTGTAGTAGTACAGTGTTTTCATGTGCCAGTTTATTGGCAAGATCTAAGAACTTTAGTTTCTTATCTAATCGATCAAGAAGCGCACAGTCTTGTCTGTTATATTCAACAAACTTTTTAAAGTCATTGTTGTATAGTTGATCAAGTGTGCCTTCGTATTGTGTTTTACGTTCACCTAATTCATATTCGGCAATGGCATCTAGTCTGTAGCTGTGACGTTCTTCATATGTGTACTTACGATATAATTCAAGATAGTCTAAGTGTACACGACCAATCATATCATATGTTATGGCCTGTTTTCCATATTTTTCATATTCACGCTTGCGAGGATACTGTCCAAACAAGCACATCCTGCGTGTATCGTCTTTGCTGAGTACTTTGGTAATGCGATTGGTAGTATAGGGAATATCAAAACCCTCTGAGTTCCAACCACTGATAACATCTGCATCTTCGATTAATTTCAAAAATGTGTCTAACAAATCTGCTTCGTTGTCAAAAATATGTGTGTTAGGAAAATCTTTTACTAGTTCTTTGGCGGTGTCAATACTCATTCCCTTAGGCGGAATAGCTAGGCAGACCATTGTTTCTAACCATTGCAGATAAACTGCGATAGCAGTAATTGGCATGAATGCATCGTCTGGGCTAGCATACCCACGTTCTGGATCAAAGTCTACCTCAATGTCAAAGAAGGCAGTGTTTAGTTTTGGTGCGTCTTGATTTAAATAATTTTCACTTAGACAAACAAAGATTGGATTAATGTCTGCTTCATACATCTTTTTGTTAGAGTGTATGGCCATTTCTTTACGGAAATCTTTTGAATTACGGCAAACAACTCTTGATAACGGCGTGCCATAAATTGATTGAAATTTACCACGTGCATCTTCGTAGTAAAATGTATACCTAACAGGTATGTCTCTAAATTCTCTTTTACCTTGGTTCGAACGCTCGACAATCTTGATAATGTCGTTCTCGCGATCGAACCATGCGTCTACATAGCTCATATTTTTCCTTATGTGATTTTTGGCTCACAAATACCTATTGTGCGGTTTATGGCCCTGCTTACCCTACGTTTGTTATGTATTTATATATGTTATTTGCTAGATCTTCGTGACTTTTTATACCCGGGTGTAAACCGTCATGCCCACGATCTAACGGCTGGAAATTACAAGGTAACATATTATCTATTTCAATCCAACTTGGTTTAGTACTAGGATCGATATCAAATGCACAAAAAACATTATAAGCTGTTATTTTTTTGCTTTTTAAATATTTGTTGGCGTGATGAATATATAACCAATTTCTTATGTTAATATCGGATTCGGGGTGCGCCAACAACCAACGCTTGAATGTTTCTTCATTATCTAACATTCTTGAAAATTCTTGTTGTTTATCAAAAATGATTTCTCTATTGAAATGGCTCCATCCTAAAAGAACTATATCATTTGACGATACATTCTTTTTTAGAAGTTCCCATAAAATTTCTAAATTACCACTTCCACCTACTGCATAGTTTTTACATTCTAAACCTAATAAATTTGCTAAAACTTGAGGCCACGCAAAAATACTAGGTACTGCAGGATAAGGGGGAAATTGATAATTGTCATCCAAGGAAGACCCTTGGGTATAAGAACATCCGAATGCAACTAGCCTAGACATTATTCTGGTAGACGTTTAGTTACGCCCAAGATCATTTCAATCTCGTTCCATTCGTCTTCGTGATCTTTCCAATTATCTTTATGTGCAATGGTAATTGCTTTATTGATGATACTGGGTTTGATATCAAGTTCTTCTGCTACTGCCTTAACGGTTTCTTTTAAGCCTTCTTTTAAATCTTCAATTTCACGTAGTACTGTACTACCTTCGGTAATTAATCTTTCTAATTTAGCCTTTTCTTCAGGGCCATACATTCTTGATGACATAACATCTCCTCGTTAATTTGCCTATTATACTATATTTGTTTTATTTGTCAACCTTCAACACAGCCAACTAGATGCAGTCTTTTTTGATCAGAAAAGTTTACAAAACTATGCATACTTCTAGTGTCTACCCAGTATATTTTATCTGGAGCCAAATATTGAAATCCTGATTTACTAAAATAAAATAATGCCTGCGGATTTGTAAAAATTGGTATATGTATTCTTGGACTAGAATCTTTGTGTATTGAATAACAGGATTTTTCATTTATCCATAAAAATCTTGTTCTAAACATTTGATACTTTTCGATCAGTTCTTGCCAAATAGTACCTTGTACCAAACTGTTAACACAGTTATAGGATGTTATACCTACACTTGGATCTACGCTACCACACCCATCTAACCCCAAGGGTTGATCTGGTCTAGTCTGTATACACGTTTGGCGTCCTTGTTGTCCCGTTATAAACCAATCAATATGATGTTCTATTTTGGCATATTCTTCGTATAGAAAATTTGAATCGATTGTGTCTAAAGTTTTGATCATAGTATATTTAAGTATTAATTTTTGGTTAACCAAAATAATTGACAATCTATACTTTTGAGGCTATAATTATAGCATATTAACACACAGAGGTAGACATGAAAAAAACTGTTCTTACACTTTTTTTGATTGCTCAATTGGGCTCAGCATCGGCAGATTGGGATGATCCTACGGCATCATTTCCAGCAGGTGACGTTCAAAAGACTCCGATGAATATCAAATGGATGCCAGTTGACAATGTTCAACAAGTATGTGATGCAGAAAGCCGCAAGCGCAACAACGGTGGTTTTGGTTTTGCTATTAAAGCCTGCTCTTTTTGGGAAGGCAATAGTTGTACAATCATTACTAGCAAGCGTCCAAATATGCATACCTTAGGACATGAGATGCGTCATTGCTTTCAAGGTAATTGGCACTAATAAAAAAGCACCCCAGGGGTGCTTTTTATTTGATTAAAATTTAAGTAGTTCTTTTAATCTATCTATTTCAGTAGATTCTGCTTGTGGTTTCGGGTAAGTTTTCTGCATAAACTGGGCATTTGCTTGAGCCGGGGTACCTGTGAATTTATTTTTTGCAGCCCATTCTGTATCTGCCTTAAATGCAAAATCACCAGGTTTATGCTCAACAGTCCATTGAGGTTTTCCAAACTGTCGACCATCATAGTTGCTTCTAAACTCATATCTTGTACCGTTAACCCAGTACTGATCACCTTCTTTTGGACTAGGTATAGCCCTTGATAATTCTGGAGGTATTCCAGCCTGTGTAGTAGGTGTTGGTTGCCCAGCTTGCCCCGGAGGTTTTCCAGTAGGCTTAACTTTATTACTGACTGGTTTAAATCCTGGCGGTGGAGTTGCTCCGGCAGCTATTAGTGCAGCCATAGTCTTTTGACCAATCAACCCGTCAGCTTGTAAGTTATTTGCTCGTTGGAATGCAATAATTTCGTCTCTAGTTTTCGGCCATTCAACAGTTGGTTTATCAGCTGGTGTATCAGCAGGTGTATCAGCTGGTGTATCAGCTGGTGTATCAGCAGACTTTTCAAAGTCGGCAGCTCTTGCTTTAACTACTGCATCTACTTCTGAGTGTAGTTTAGCAGAAGCTGGGTCATCACCAAGTTCGGCTCTTAGCCTTTGTAACTCTACAAATTCGTCGTCAGATAAACCTTCACCAATGATTTGAGATTCGATTATTCTTAATTTTTCTATTAGCGGGTCTTTATAAAAGTTCATTTTTTATCCTTTAGCTTTAGCAAGTAATTCTGCATATCTTTTACGTTTAACTTCTATATCACCGCCTTGTCCTGGAATTGTAACTCGAGCAGTTGGTTTAGAATCATCTTGTTTAGGCGGAGCAGTGTTAGCATCTCTTGCATTAGGTGTTCTTTGGTCAGTACCTGTGTAATTGCTAGTCTGCGTTTGACTAGCAGTGGCTTGATCAGAGGCGGATGAAGGCTGTGCAGCCTGTCCTGCTGGCGGATTTTGAGCAGCAGCACTACGAGCTCTAATATCTCGATCGTATGCATCGCTATCTTTACCAGTTATCTTATTTGCTAACTTACCAAGCGGACTAGTAGTTTTAGCATTGTCTGGAATTAATCCTTTACTACTCAATACCTCGTCGTCCCCACGGCTAGCAGTAGCACCAATGTTGTATCGTTGAACACCGCGTCCCGCAGGCATACTTTGTTTACGAACAAAATAACCACTAATAGGATCATATAGTCCAGGAAGATTTTCTCTCCATGCAATATCATTTAGTGCGGCCGCACGTTTTTGTTCGTCTTTTTCTTGCCCAACTGCTGCCATGATAGAGTCTAATGACACAGCTTCCATAATTGGAGTGTATCCAAAACTTTCGACTAAATCTTTATAAATTGAAGACATTTAATAATCCTTAAAATTCTTGCTCACTCAGTAGTCCATGTAGCGAATCACTTTCTACGGGCAGCAGCCGCCCCACACTTAATAACCATAAGGTCCTAAGGTAGTGTGTCCTTTACTTTAATGTTGCTCTAATCATCCAAGCATGTTTTTTATGTGCATCTTGACGCTCGGCTAAGAAATTACTTAGACCATGTGCTCCAGCATTTTCTGCTAGTTCGTAGGCTTGTCCAACACTTTCTAAAACTGTTTGATTATCTTGATACAGTATTTCTAACATCATTCTAGCATCGACTACTTCACGTTGATCTTCAATACCGGCTAATTCCATTAGTCGTCCTAACCCTGCAGGAGCATATGAACCTAAAGCACGAATTTCTTCTGCAAATTTATCTACAGATCCGTATACTTCGCTGTATATCATTTCGAAGAACGTATGATACTGAGGAAAATTTTCACCTTCAACATTCCAGTGAAATCCATGTGTTTTAAGATAGAATGCAAATGTATTTGCATGTGCCATCTTCATTGCTTTAATTAGTTGCTCATCCATTATTTTCTAAGCCTTAGATTGTTTATCCAAGAAGGATCTTCGTTGCCTTCCGCTACATCCTTGTCTGTCATTCTTTCCCAAGCACGGTCAGCAGTATCTGCGTTCTTCTTAGCATACTTAGGATCTGTTTCTGCTTTTTTAGATACTACTCTATCTACGGCACGTTTCTGCACCTTAGTCAACATCTTTTGACCTTTGGCAGTATCACCGTATTCAATTACATCTTGGTCTTTCTTTGGTTCTTTAATTGGCTCAGGTTTCTTACCTATGGGGAAATGTTTCTCAGCATAGCGTTGACTAAACTCACGCTTTTCTTTTTCGCGTTGCAATGCTCTGTGCATACGTACACTTGCACTGCTAGACTCAGTATCTAACATTTTAATTGTATCACCAACTTTGATTGCTGGCGGCTGGCTTTGACCTACCGCTTGATCAACTTGATTCTTATCAATCATTACCTGTCCGCCTTCTCCTGGTTTGGCCATGGCCTGCGGAACAGTGGTAGAAATTCCTGTTTGTGGATCAGTATAGGTAATAGTTTTCTTAGCAGGATCTATAGCACTAACTTTGGCATCTTCACGCATACGCTGTGCTATTCGTCGAGCTTGTTCTTTGAACTTTGCTCGACGTTGATCAAATGCTTGTTGAGCTTCTGTTTGAACAGCTTCAAAATATTGTTTAATTTTGCCAGTTTTATTTTCTTGAGTCGGCACAGGCGGTTTTTTACTATTATATTTTTGTGCTAGGTCAACTGGTTGTGCAGGTTGATCACCTGGCTCTGGAGCATCGTATTCAGCGGCAGCATCTATACCTTTGGCCTTTAATGCAGCAGCCATCTGAGCTAATTTTGTTCGCATGGCATTTTGTTTAACTACTAGTTGAGGATCTTGATCTACAAAAGTATTGCTGTTAGCTCTATCACTTTGCATAAAATTTAAAGTATCAACTTGTGCTCTTAGACGATTATATTCTAATTGTTCTGGAGGTAGTGTTGAAACCGGTGCTGCTACTTCTGCTTCTTTAACAACACTAAGAAATTTAGCCATGCTATTGACACCTTCTACAGGCTTTGTAGAAGCACCGTCCATAGCCTGTAGAATTTTCTTCATGTCCATTACAAATTAGCCTTTGCGTAATTTAGCTAGAACTGCACCAGCAATACGCTTGCCTTTTTCGCCACCACCTGCAGACTTTTCAATCTTAGCAAAATTCTTGCCTGGCTTGCCGATGTCTTTACCTGCGGCCGCTTTCTTAGCTGAGTAATCGCCAGTGGAACTTTCATAGGTCATTCCGCATTCTTTTAGTCCATGTACTGGGCAAGATTTACCTTTTGGTGTGTGATTACATTTAGCAGCTTCTTCCATTTTGCCGGCCTTCTTAGCAGCAGCAATACGACTACCTAAGTATTCGTCTTTACCGCTTTCAACTTTGCCGTCACCGTCATAGTCTTTGTCAGCTTTCTTTTTGCTGGCTTCTTTGACTGGTGCAGGTTTTTTGCCTGTAACGGGAGCACCTGACTTGCGTTGTAGATCTTTAATCATGTCTTCATCACTGCCATGACCAACTGCTTTGTTAACAGCGCCGGCAACTTTCTTGCCAACTTTCTTAACTGTGTCCATTACGCCTTCGTCGGTTTTCTTGGCTTTCTTTTTAGCTGCTTTTACATCACTATCATCACCGCCGTCGGTGAATGTACTAGATTTGCGTGTATACTGTGTACCTTTTTCAGTTTCTTTCTTGTCAAATTTACCAGTACCTTTTTCTTGTTCATGACGCTTACGAGCATCATCAACAGTTGGAAAACCTTCTTTGACCTTCTTGTCTTTGACAGCTTTCTTCATCGGCTCTTTCTTGTCACCATCTTTATCCATGTCTAAGAAATCTGGTTTAGAAGCTTCTTCAACTTTACTACCTTTTTTCTTAAGTTTTTTAGCCTGTGCAGCATTTAACTTTTTCATAGTTTCTTTTGCTTCACTTAACATGTGCTTAATAGCACGTTGCTGACTTTCACTCATAGAAGAATACATGTCAGATTGTTCTAATCTTTCACCATACTCACTAAACTTCATTTCGTATTCCATATAGTGATATACTGAAGCAATATAATCAGCAGCTTTGGTAATCTTAGCCTGCACCCAGCCTTCTAATTCCATATCTTCGTGAATCATCTTAAACAGTTTAAATGAATACTGTGCTAGTTTAAAAAGGTCAGCGCGAGCCATTTTAGCTTCGTGGTCGTCTGGATGAGGTTGTAAATCCATTGTAAATCTCCGTTATTGTATATTTATCGTTTAATAGGTGCGCCGAATAAGTTCGCGCCCTTCATATCTAATGCATTCTTAGCAGTACCTGAACTGGTTTTAGGCTGTATAATCTTAGGCTGTGGTGGTGCTTTTGTCCCGGACCCTGTACTAGGGCTACCGGTATAGCTCTTTTTACCACGTGCTTTACCTGGGCTAATATGTGGGGCATCTACAGTACCAATACTAGCAGCACTAGTAGCACCGGCACTAGCAGTTTCTCCTAAGTGTCTTTCTAAACGTTGAATAGCCTGATGTAGATCTTGTGCTTCACGATCATCGTCACTCATCCTATCTGCATATTGATAACTAGTTCCGCCTAGCTGTCTAAAACGTGCTTTCATTTTAGCCAATCGTTCTGCATCAGCAGCAGGATCACGAGGAGCTGGTTCGTGTTTTGGCATTGCTTGTAATTTTTTCTCTGCACGATGATCTGCACGGGCTAGACCCTTTTCTCTCTTTGCAATAGTTCTATCAGCATGAGCTACTTTTTCAGGATCGTCACGGCCAAAAAATTTGTCTGTCTGAGCCATGGCTTTGTTTAACATAGCTTTTTTACGATAATCACCTAGACTAATTTCTGCAATCTGTTCTTCATTTAATAAATCTGTTATCTTCATTTTAAACTCCGTATTTGTTCTTTTTGCGTTTAGCCACAGGACTTGTTTTGTTTACATCCGCAGTTTCTAAGCTGCGATTGTTACTCCATGTTTGCCTTTTACCTCCGCCTACTTGTTTGGCAGCGGCATTTATCATTTCGTTTTCTTCTTCAGTATATGGCGCTAGTAAAGGATCTCCTCCGATCCAGTTATCTGCTTCTTGTTTAGTGGGATATTCAGGAGCACCTGCTAGAGCAATGCCCATACGATATCCTAAATATTGACTTCCAGAATTCATATTCATCGATGGAAAAGTAGTGGCATTTTTAATAGCCGCTTTGTGCTGCGGATGTATAGGTTTCATTCCACCGCTTTCCGTAATGATTTCAAGTATTTTCATATTTTTGACTCGTATGCATATTTATTCGTTCTTTAATAATGTCAACAACTTGTTCACTTAGCACTACTTCGTAATGATTAATGTTTACTTCTATAATTTCCATATCGTGTTCGTGTTCTTTTTGGCTACGAACAGTGACAACACCATCATTATCGCCTATAATCCAAGGGGCCGATCCTTTCACAGTAACTACATTGGTCCAAGGATGGTGTATTTCTATTTTATTTGCTTGTCGCATAGGCCAGCTACTAGGTCCTATATCACGTAGTAATCTACTAAAAGGTAAAAAATATTTGGCATAGTCTGCATGTTCTGCACCGCCATATGGCGTGCTTAGAGTTACAGCACCTATAACTTGATTGGGCATATAATTTGCAAGGTGCAATGCGTAAATACCCCCTAGGCTGTGTGCAACAAAGAAAATATCTTCTATATCTGTTAGTGCAGTCTGCATATCTTTAAGGTTATGTTCAAACCCATCGGCACTGTTATAGTTAACAGATATGTTTTTTCCGGGTATGTGCTCGCGAATGTAGTTAAAACTTTCGCTAGTAGCACTTGCACCATGTATATAAACTAGAGTCATTTCTTTTTAGCCTTACCAGCCTTCATGTTGGCTAGCCAATGTGCCATACGAGCCTTTTCACCCGAGCTGTGTTTAGCCACGTTGCGTAATGTACTTACTGATGCTTTAGTATTAACACCGCTGCGTTTGGCTAGACCTTTGCGTCCAGGATTTTTACCATCAGCAAAATTTTCTCCTACGTTGTAAGTAGGATCAACCTTCTGACGAGGCATTTTTTTAGGTTGCTTAGGATCAAGGGGATCTATGTCAGTAGTATCTAATCCTAACTTCTTTAGATTCTTAATATACTTGTGTTCTTCAGGCTCGCTGCCAAATGCCATAATAGTACTAGGAGGTCCCTTACCAAAATCACTAGCTTTAGCATTACCTAAGTTGCTGATATTTTTACCTAACTTATACCAGTCATATACATCGCTTACATCTACTCTAACAGTACCTGCTGGCATAGTAGGTTTAAATTCAGGACCGCGTGGTATGTCATTTGGATGTTGATCTTCGTCTAAAAAAGTATCTGCAAAAGATTTGCATAGTTCACGTATGCTACCGTTTTCAGTTTCCATAAGATTAAAGTCACGTTCCGCATGTGATTCGTCACCTTGACTAGGATCCATATAACCACAATAGACTTTACGTATTGGACTATTATTAATTAGATCTACACAGTTGTTACCCGCACGTCCGTCTGCTGTTTCGTCACTAAACTCATTGCAAGGACTTAGTGTGGTCACTACAATACTACCTTCGGGTATTTCTCCATATTTGTCATAATATGCTTCCATAGCAGCACGTTCTGCATGAACACGTAGTCCGTCTTCTCTAGGATAGTTTACCTTAGCAACCATGCGATTATCGGGATCTAAAACACAGGCTGCAACCATACCATAGTAATCTTTGTCTTTCTTTTGACCTTTAACGACCATTTTACATAATAAAACTAGAATCTTGTCTAGTTTTTCATAGTTATGTATTTCACGATCACTTGCATCTTCGTCTAGTTCTACTGCTTGATCATCAAAATAATGAGGAAATTGTTTGCCAAAATGTCTCATTATAATTCCTGCTCTTACATGTGCTTCGTTCTCAGTTGGACTTCCGGTGTCACCACTGTGCTTACTTCCAAGTTTACCGTCTAATAGTTGTTTATAGTGTACAAGCTCGTGTGCCAGAGTTCTTAGTATGTCAATAGGATGCCTATTTTTTATACCAAGATAAATCACCTGTGCCTTTTCTTGAAACCGTCCAAAGGTGGGCTGATTTTTTTGTTCTATTTTTGGTTCTAATTTAATAGGTGGTAGTTGAGAAAGATCAAGTTCTTTCATTGCCAACGGCAGGAAATCTTTAAATGCCTGTATCAGATCTGGCTGATCAGTTTGGTCTTCAAGAATATCTAAAATTTTCATACAGGTTTTTCTCCTGTAAGATAAGGCTTGCTAAACCAAAGTTTAAACCATTCGTCAGTTCCGGGTTTAATATTATGCTTACGCATTAGCTCTGCTTTTTCCATACCAGTTACAGATATATTACTACCTTGTTTGACACGCAATTCATGTAGTCTAGCATCACTGCCTAATCCAGCTAGATGTTGTATGGCTTTTAATTCATGTATAGGATCTTCAGGTGCAAGATAACAATCGTCTGGGCTACTTTGATTAATATCGGCTGATGTAATTCTATACTGTTTCATTTCTTATGACTTTTATAGCCTTTGTTTTTCATCCAATGTGCTAGTGCCCATGGATTATCAATATCATCGTGTTTCTTCATAGCTTTAACAGTACCTTCCCAACCTTTGGGTGCAACTTCTGCTACTTCTTTTTCTTTACTTTTCTTTGCCGCTTTAGGTTTTTCAAAACTAGCCATACGTTGTTGTGCTTTCTGCATTAGATCCATAACTTCTTCGTCACTAAGCTCTGGACTCATAGCATCACGCCATACAGCAAATTTTTCTTCTTCTGACTTTGTAGGATCCATTAAAGCAGCTCGCATAGGTGTAGCACGTGGTCCTTCTTGTTCGCGGCTTGGATCATTTGTTTCTTGTCTGCTGATAACATTTAATGTGTTAAAATGAAACGGAATATCTCCTGCTTTGTTAGGTTTACCATTATAATTTTTTACATAACTTAGAGCGTTAACTTGATCTGCACCTACAACCACAGTTACATCTGTGTACCCATGCTGATTTAATCTAGTTAAGACTCGTGTAAGGTCGGGCATTTCTTCTGTAGCTGTTTGAAAGATATGACCGTGTTTAGGAAATACTTTTTTATAAATTGCTAATTTTTCTTCTGGCGTAATAGGATCATCTTTGCCAACAGTACGACTAACAACAAAATATGGATCACTATCGGTATCGTTGGCTTGTGTAATAACACTACTGGCCAAGAACATATGGCCTTTATGCCCCATACCACGCCCCCAGCCTACAACTGCACTTTTACCTTCGCCTGTTCTATCTATATCTTCTTGTAATAATTCTCTTAGACGCATATTAGTCTTTCCTTGGAGCCCAATTGGCTTGGTCAATAGCCTTGACAAACTGTCCAGGCAAATCATGTTTAAACGGTTCTCCAGATGCTCGTGCTCCTGGATGCGCTTGCACATAACCTTCTGGTTTAGTCTGTCTAATATTTCCATGTGTACCTTGACTTAACTGTTGAATAATCTTCATCTTTTCGTTAGTTAACATTTCCACAGCATCTAATACAACATTTAGTCTAGGATCTTTTACTACCTTTTGTGCTTGTCCTGCTGACAAATTAGCAGTAGCCCAATCGATAAACTTTTGCTTAACACCAGCTATTCGTAAATTTTGATTGTAAAACTTATAAAGAACATCACCTGGTTTACTTAGACCAGGCTGACCTGCAATAAATCCGTCAATGGCAGCAGCATTTGTTTGTATGAAATTTTCTATACGGTCAAGACCTTCTTGCGGAATATTAGGTGCTTCTTCTACATAGGTAGTACCTTGCACAATAACTGTGGGTGTAGATAATTCTTCTGCGTTCGGATAACGTGATTCATCACTACTACCCAGTGATTCATAGTAGCCAGTGGCAGCAATCATTACTTTAGCTTTGCCAATACGTTTACCTAGTTCTGAATCTTTTGGTATATGGAAACTGGTAATATTAGGAGTGAAATCCCATTCTAGTGTTTGTTTGTTTAGTACAGCTGGCGCACCAGGAAAGAATAATAGACCGCCTTCAATAAATCCACGTTCAGGACTAGCCTGTTCAAACAAATGCCAAAGATCAGCTAGTTGTTTAGCGTACTGTTTTCTTTCTGCTTCTCTACCTGGTTCTGCTTTGCCGGTCTGCATGATAAAATTTCTAACATCTTCTGCAGAATTCATTACTGTCTTGGCACCAGTATTAGTTTCTGTTTTACCTCTTTTGAGATATTCCCAAGCATTTTTTGGTATTAGACTAAATCTACCCGCTTCATCTCTGCCCCAATATATAACAGGACTGCCATCCCATTTTAATTCAATGTTGCCACCTGCTTCTGTCATATGACGCATACGTTCAATGGCATGCAAGCCACCACTTGAACCATTGGTGAAAACAAGATCTTCAATATGTTGATATTTACGACCAACAGCCGGAGGCGCAGCTTCAAACAGTTGTCTTAGTCTCATTTTACGCTCGCAATATTAATCATTTGTCTAAACCAACTGGCTGTGCCTAGACTTTCTTGTGGGAAGTATTTGTCTTTGATTGCTTTATACTTGTCTGGATATTGTTGTAGCGCGGCTAATACTCTTTTAGGATTACCCATGTCGCTTGCACTGGCAGTAGGACCGATAATAATTTTTGCTATCTCGTCTTTGTCGTGTGTTATTAATTCTTTAGTTTCTCTGTCTACTAGACCTTTATATGGACTCATCATTAAACTAGAATGATCGGGTAAAGAACTTAGGTTGGCAAGATCTGCCCACATACCATGTAAGGTTCCACCTTTCATAGTTGGATCGGTATAATCATGCGTGTGTAAAGGTTGTACGCGGGCAGCATTTTCTACTGCCATTAAGTCTACTTGTACTACGCTATCGCCTTCACCAGTAGGGATACCAACGTGGATACTTACTCCTGTTCTAGCAGCAAACAGGCCTTGTTCTTTAAAGTAATCTTCTAATGCTTTACGACTTAATTTTAATTCTTTAGCGGGAAAAACAGCCATAAGTTCGCCGGCATCAATAAGTGCATCAATGTCACTGCTAACTTCTTTGTGCCCAGCTGATCCAATAGGATATACATTAATACCGTCAGGCAACACTTTTTTTAGATTATGTACTGCTGTATTAAAATTTTTGCGTGTAAGTTCTACAGCACCTGGAACTACATTGCCGCCTTCTTTGAGTTTCATATCAATAGACTTTTTCTTTAATATATTTTACTTCTTCATTATGCAATTTAGAACATATCTTGTTAACTATGTCTTCTTCTAATGAATCAGGTAATTGACGAACAGGGAATTTTTTAGTATAGCACTCGTAAGCGTGGTTTACAAGTTTTTTAAATGCACGTGGACCCAGGTTTTTGCCTGATTCCATATAGTTTTTACATTTGATGATGTGAGGATAGTAGTGACGACGATAAAAATCATCGTCATTTCGCATGAAGAATTCTAAATCGTCTTTAAGATCAAAGGGTAGTTTATCGTCCTTTTTTTCTGAAGGTAGTTGAAAGTCCTCAAATAGCTCTATTATTTTCATAAGAAATATCCTGCATTTACAATGTATTTATCGTAAACGCAGTATACAGATATTTCCTAATCTTTAAGATTAACTACTTGATCGACTCTACTGATTGTATCGCCTAAAAACACACGAGTCATAGTAACTGCTTTGTCGTTTTTAGCATAAAAATGACTGCCGCCCCAGTGGGAGTCACGCATTAGAGCTCTCTTTGCGCTGCCTGTTAATTTAACAAGATCTTTCCCGTTTTCTGCCCATTCGACAAAATTACTGTAATTTTGGCTAGTTGGTCCTAGTGTTATTTTAAAATCCCAACCTGTACGATTCATAACAACTATATTTTTATCTAGTCCTTGGCTAGGAGGTTTAGATATATATTTGACTCGTTCTGAATCTAAACTACATAATTTGTCAATGTCTGTTGGTAAATTAGTATAGACACTGACTAACGGGATCTCAACTCTAATATTAAAGTCAGTCATCTGCTTTAATACTTTGACAAGTTTTTCTATATACTGTAGATCATCTTCATTTTTTATAGTAATAAAACCAGACTTGTAGGGACTACCACCGCGTTTTAGGGCACGTATTCTTTTACTAACACCATCCAAATCATTTGATCTAAACCAGTGTGCTCCTGGAACAACTAATACTGCCTTGTAAGCATACTCGTCCATGAACAGTTTTTTAGTTTCTTTACACCGTATCACTTGTCTTTTCCACAGTTAATAATGGTATCCGAACTGCTTTTGGTTTTGCTACTAAGAAAATTTGATCATCTTTAACAGTAATACTTAAACTACCGCCTTGTTTTAAATCTCCAAATAGCATTAACCTAGCCATAGGACGTTTAATTTCTTTATCAATAACACGCTGTAACGGTCTTGCACCCATCTTAGCGTCAAACCCTTTTTCAATTAACCACTCTGTAGCAGCAGAGTCGATTTTAACACGTATGCTTTTATCTTTGACTTGATCTTTTAATTCATCAACAAACTTATGAATAATTTTAACCATAGTCTCTTTGTTTAGTTTATTAAATGTAACAATCGCATCGAGTCTATTACGGAACTCTGGAGTAAAGAATTTCTTAAGATCTTTATCATCATGATCTTTTTCTTGACGACCAAAACCTATGGTATTTTTTTCAGCTTCTTGAGCCCCAAGATTTGTTGTCAGAATTAAAATAACATTTCTGCAATCAGCACGTTTCCCATTTGATCCTGTAACAAATCCGTTATCCATCATTTGTAATAATACTGTACTCACATCAGGATGCGATTTTTCAATTTCATCGAATAATAAAACACAGTTAGGTGACTCTTGTACCTGAGTAATTAACAGACCGGCATTTTCTTCAAAGCCAACATACCCAGGAGGACTACCGATCAGTTTACTTATACTGTGTTTTTCTTGATATTCACTCATATCAAATCTAATAAGTTTTACACCAAGGTGTTTACTTAGAGCTTTAGCAGTTTCTGTTTTGCCGCAACCGGTTGGCCCCATGAATACAAAACTCCCAACTGGTTTGTTTTCTGGTTTAAGTCCAGCCCTAGCAACAAGAATCTTATCAACAATTTCTGTAATTGCTTTGCCTTGTCCATAAACTTCTCCTGATAATTGATCTTCTAATTTTACTAAGCCTACATCTTCTGCTTCTCTGATCTGTTCTTCAGGCATTTGAAGAAGTTTGGCTATTTCAAATTGAATTTCATTTTCAGTTACCACTCTTTCATCTGCTAGTTTAAGATTAAATCGGCTGCAAGCCAAGTCGATTAAGTCGATTGCTTTGTCAGGTAATTTTTTATCTGTTTGATATCTTACACTAAGTTTAATTGCAGCCTGTAGAGCATCATCTTTAATTTTTGTATTATGAAATTGTTCATAATATTTTTTGATGCCTTTAAGTATCTGTAGTGTAACTTCTGTAGTAGGCTCGTCTACAGTAATACGTTGGAATCGACGCATCAATGCGCGATCCTTTTCGAAGTGTTTGCGATATTCTTCCCAAGTAGTGCTGGCAATTACTTTGATATTACCTTTACTTAGAGCAGGTTTCATCATATTGCTAAGATCGTTAGCACTATTGCTAGCCGAACCTGCACCACTAATCATGTGTGCTTCGTCAATGAACAGTACTGTTTTACCTTTCTTTTGTAGGCCTTTTAGTACAAGTTTAAATCTTTCTTCGAAATCTCCACGATATTTGCTACCTGCTAACATAGCACTAATGTCTAAATTAAACACTTGATAGTCTTTAAGAAATTCTGGAACTGCACCTTTAACAATGTTAAATGCTAGACCTTCTGCAATGGCAGTTTTACCTACACCAGGATCTCCAACAAGAATAACATTATTCTTACTGCGTCTACCCAATGCAAGGCTTATATTTTCCAGTTCTTCAATTCTGCCAATTACTGGATCTACTTTATTTTTCTTAACAGCATCGTTTAGATTTGTGGTAAATGCTTTTAATGCTTTATCTGCATGATTGTCTGGCACTTGTTCTTCTTCGTCACTTTCTATTCCACTGTTGATATATTCGGCAAATTTATCTTTGTCTATTTCTGCTTGCTGAATGTAGTAGTAACTCCAACTACGTTTTTCAGCCATCATAGCAACAAAAACATCTGTGGGTTCAATTTTTTGACGACCATTGAATAAAACTTGTGTAAATGCACGATTTAATACACGTTCTACCGTTTGTGTTTTTCGAGGTTTAACATCTGTACTAGCCCCTACTATTTCATCACATTTATTTTTCAAATAATGTTCTAAATTCTTTTTTATGTACTCAGGGTCTGCACCGTATCCTGAAATACAATTACTAAAACTTTCTTCGCATAGCATGGCAAATAACAAATGTTCAATTGTCAAATATTCATGCTGAAGTTGTTTGGCTACACTTATGGCTTTTTCAAAAACCATTTGTAAATCATTGCTAGGCTCTACCATTTGAATTCCTTTTTACTACAGTTATTATACACTCTTTTTGATTTATGTCAAGAGCCGTTGATTTCTTCGTTAATTTTTTGCAATTTTTTTATTAAGTCTGGATTGGTCACAGCCGGAGCTTTAATTTTTACAACTATAACAAATCTTCCCCGTGCTCCTCCTCGCATATTTGGAAATCCCATACCTGCCCTTGCATATTCTGTACCATCACTTACTCCTGCACGTACATCGATATTCAGCACTTGTCCGTCTATATTTTTTACAGTCTTTCTAGTGCCAATCATAGCTTCGATTGGATTTATTTCTAAATTAGTATACAGATCATCATTATGCCGCACGTATTTAGAATCTGGAATAATTATCACAGTGACATTTAGATCTCCACGAGGGATACCAGGAATACTATCGTCCCCTAGCCCTTGGTATCTTATAGTACCTCCATTGTCTACTCCGGGCGGCACATTAATTACTACTGTTTGATTTTTTCCACTAGGTAATGTGTAACTAGCTTCAAACTGTTTACCAGAAAACGAGTCAAGTAGTGTAACTTGACATTGTATGTTTAAGTCTCGATTTCGATGCTGCCTACGTCCAAATATATCTCCAAATGGATGCCCTCCTCCAAAATGGAATTGAAAAGCATTATTAAATACATCGTGAAAATTGCCGCTATTGATATGAATGTTTTGACTTCCACCCATATCATATTCTTGACGTTTTTGCGGGTCACTGAGTGTATCATAGGCCACACTAATGTCTTTAAATTTAGCTTGATCTCCCCCTTTATCAGGATGGTGTTTATTTGCTAGGCTTCTGTAGGCCTTTTTAATTTCTTCTTGGGTGGCGTTTTTTCTTACGCCTAGTGTTTCATAGTAATCCATATTTTATCTCACAATTAAAAAAGCAAGGTACAACAGTAATTATACTGCCATGGCCTTGCTTTGTCAAAAGTTTGGTAGATTATTTCTTTTTGGCTGGTTCTGGAACCTTATCGCCTTCTACCTTTTTATGAACTTTGATTTTTTTACAGTCTTGAACAGGCTTTTTGGTCTTTTTGTCTAAGACTGGTTTGCCGGCCTTGTCAACTTTATCTTTACAAATTTCCTTAATTTCACCACCTGCAAAAGCAGTTGAAGCTAGTGTTAGTGCTAATAGTGCTAATAATTTTTTCATAATATTTCCTTTATAGAACTGGATCTGGATCTGTTGGGATAATTTTCTTCCCGCTTGCAGTAGTTGATATTGGTGCCGGACTTCCAAACCCACCGCCGAAGCTACTAGGGGGCGATGGAGGTGGACTAAATGTTTGCGCTGGCGGGTTATAAGTTTGTGTTGGCATACCAAATCCGCTAGCAGCAGGCGCAGCTGGTGGTGGAGTAAATGATGTAGGCGATGGATTAGCAGCAGCACCAGCAATTTTTTCTTGTGTACGACCAAATGCTGCAATACCTAGTACAGCACCCATGGCCACATGGAATAACCCTGCACCTTGTAACGACAATGGGTTCCATTGTGTAATAGGTACTTTTTGTATGGCTTGTAATATACTCCAAAGGACGGGAAACACAATCATGTCACAAAAGCATACTAACATGTATAGCCAACCCATAGCAGGACGCCATTTCTTCTGCATCCAATCTTCGTCTTTTTTCTTTTCTGGTTCTTGCACTTGATCAGGCATATCTACTCCTTTATTTTACACTTTCAAAAATTTGTTTTTGTATTTGATACCATTCTATCCATGCGTCATTTTTAACAGCACATTCATAATATGTTGTATAGTTAACGGTTACTGTTTTTGATATGTCGCTTAACTTTGCTTCTTCTTCTAATTTTTTTAATTGAGGGCATTTTTCTAATAACCTTTCTGGAACTTCAGGAAATTTAGCTGTAACTGGTACTGTTGTTGAACAACCTACTAACAATGATAACAATAAGATACTAACTATTTTCATTTTGGCGCCTCGGCAGCATCATTGTGTGCTTTAATAAATTCTTTAGGTATTTCGCATTGACCGCCCTTGGCAAATTTTTCATCATATTTGATAACTTCGCGATCAACATACTTTACTATATCTTCACCTCTAGTTTTAACAATTTGTGTTTTTGTTATTACTTTAGTGACAATTTTTGTATTGACTTCCTTACTTTGCGCTTCAGCAGCAGCTACTTTGGCTTCCATTTCTTTTACACGCTCTTCCCATAGAAGATTAGTTGCGTGACTACCAAATAAGTAACTGCCAAACATAAGTGCAAGAACACCTATAATTTCAGATGGAAGTTTATAGGTACTCATCATTGGAATCCATTTAACTAACTTACTGGCCACATACAGTGCAAGTCCTGCACCCCAACAGAGGTAAGCAATCATTACAAACAATGTATCAGGTAGAAAACCTAGGATCCAAACGATTGTGCTCACTTTATGCTCCGAATACGTGTAGTGCGTGATCGTAGTGTTTGATACGATCTTCTAAACCAATGTATCCGCCATTGATTTTTTTAGTCATCTTTTTAATATCGCCAGCATCTGCTTCAGCATTTAAATTGTTAGCTTCCCAAAACCAAGCAGCTGATTGTACACAGCCTTCAAATGTTGTTAGATGTTCACTGGCTTCTTCTACACTAATCTGTAGACTTTCAGCATAGCGATTATAGTTGTCTTTACCAGTTAATTGAATTAGACCCCTACCACAATAACGGAATCCATCTCCACTTTCTTCTGGACCATTGCCCATACGCCCACCATATATACGGTTAGCAATACGTTCAGGCTGTTTTTCATACTGCCTTGCTAGTTCATCTGTTGGAAAATATTTAGAAAATAATTTTCTTAATGTTTCTGCTTTATAGTTAAGATTTTCTTTGATAGCTCTAAATCCGCCACTTTCATGAGCACACTGTGCAACAAAAGCTGCGACTCTTTCCGGGGTATTAATATCATAGTCTGGAAGAATTTGTACTAATGCCTCGTACCAATGTTCTAAGTATGGATTTTTACCAATAATTGCTGCAAGTTTATCTTCTGTAAAATCAAATGTAAATCCTGACATATTATATCCTTTCTAAGGCAACGGCATATCCTTGATTCTCAAAAACAAATGCATTGCCAATTTTTGTTATATTATAATTACCGAGATATTTTGTTAGATATAAACACTCGCTTATATCTGTACTACTAATACCAATAGGTCCTTCTATACGAGAATAGACTTCTGCACGGGGTCCAAAGTCTATGACACGCATGGTCAATGGCTCTGCATAGATTTTTTTGAACTTGATAGAATTTTCATTCAATGCTGAAATAGTATCTACATTACTTCTACCAAAAAAGTTAGTGAAGTTATTCATTGAATTTTCTTGTATAGACATCTCGTAGGAGTTTGCATCACTAGGCACAGTTTCTTCTAAAGTATTTTGATCAGCTGGTAAACTTTTAAAACTTTTATAGTACCGAAAACGTAGATCATCGTGACCTGTTAATTTTTTAACACCATCTAATAATTCATTAATCTGTTCACCGATACGTTTATTTCTTTGTATTTCTACAAATACTCTATAAGTACCGTCGTCTAATTCACCAGGTGTTACATCTGCATCAAGTACAAAACTATAACCCATTTCACAAAATGCTACTAGGTCATCTGCTGGTTCTTTTTGATCTACAGTAAAACTAATTACAACAACATCTTTGTCGTTGCCCATTTTTGACGAATACGAATCTACTTCGAATACCGGTTTAACTAGGTCTATTAGATCTTTTGCTCTAAGTGACATATATGATCCTTATACTGCAGGTGCTGCACCAGCTGCTGGCATCGGTGTTTGTGGAACTGCACCTGCCGGAGGCATCGCAGGATTTGGAGGCATTGCAGCATTTACATCAGCCTGTGGAACACTACCTTTAGCCTTAGGGTTGTTACCATATTTTTCTTCGCGCATTTTATCCATATAACCTTTATATACATCAAAGGCTAATTTCTTTGGCATAGTAATTTCTACCACCCAGATAGGCTTATGATCTAAATGCCCTTTTTTAGTACCTGGACGAATGTCGCTAGGCTTTTTAATTTTTCTAACTTCGATAAGGTGAGTTTTTTGATATTTGACTTTGCAGCCTAACTCAGTAAGTCTTTTAGCAGCCATAGGGTCTGGCATTTTATCTCTAGGCCACATAAACCCGGCTGTTACCCAATGACGATCAACTTTAGGACCGTAAGCAACTTCCCCGTCTAACCAGTTTTCATAAACGTATAAGTTGCTCTCGTCGAGCACACGTTCGAAATCTTTAAGAATAGCTAGGGTACTATTGCTTTCGTAAATGGTTTGTATGTTTTTAATAACGTCTAAAATGTCATGCATTTCTATCTCGCAGTTTCATCATGTATTTAGCCCAATCAATTTTATATGCTATCAGTTTACTTTTAGCCCGTTTTGTTAAATAAATTTGTAGGACCACTGTAGTAATCAGGGCGGTCGCTACAGTCGTCCTGCATTCCCCAAATGTAGGAGACATTTAACAATGACAAAAAGAGTGAAAAAACGATTTACAAGTGAAGTAAACGTGATTGATTTTAACACTTATATGCCTCAAAAGAAGCATAGGGTGATACTTACACCTCGAAATAGAAACCAGCAAGAGTATCTGCTAAAACTCCAAGACGAACAGAAGAGCATAGTATTTGCTATCGGGCCAGCAGGCACGGGCAAAACCATGCTGGCTGTACAAGTTGGAATTAAACTATTTCAAGAGGGGCAAGTAGACAAAATCATTGTTACCAGACCCGCCGTTAGTGTAGATGAAGATCTAGGATTCTTACCAGGAACGCTAAATGAAAAAATGGCACCTTGGACAAGACCTATTTTTGATGTTCTAGGTGAGTATTACCAAACTAGAGACATTGCAAAAATGTTAGAGGAAGGAGTAATAGAAATAAGTCCGCTGGCCTATATGCGTGGACGTACATTTAAAAACGCATACATTGTCGCAGACGAAATGCAAAATGCTACAGTCAATCAAATGAAAATGCTACTGACTAGATTAGGGGAGGGATCTAAGATGGTAGTTACAGGAGACCTAGCACAAGCCGACAGATTAAACGATAATGGTTTAATCAACTTCTGCGACCTAATAGAAAATAAATCACTGACCTATTTAGACATAGTACAGTTTGATCATAAGGACATTGAACGCCATAATGCCGTAAAGGAGGTGTTAACGGTTTATGGAGATTAAAATAATGTTATGAGAAAAGGGCTCTCAGGAGCCCTTTTCTACTTGTTCAACTTTTACACCCGATCGTTCCAGAAACGTGATACCACTAGTATCCCTATAAGTGTCCCTATATAAAACACTGCCAATACCACTTTGGTAGATAAGTTTGGCACAGTCCAAACATGGAGCATGGGTAACAAACATAGTAGCACCCATACCAGATTCGTTAGATTTAGCAAGTTTTGCAATCGCATTTGTTTCAGCATGTAACACCTCTGGTTTTGTAACAAGTCTGTATCTTCTAGCATGACCTAAATCAGGATCAATATCTTCTTCTTGAAAAGGCCACCGTTGATAAACCTCTTCTGGATTTAACCATTGTCCGGCATCTCTACTCATAAAGTCTACGTTCTCGCAATCGTTATCCCATCCGCTAGGCATACCGTTGTAACCTATAGAGATAATTCTATCATCTTTAACAATAATAGCGCCTACATGTAATCTGCGAGCATGACTAAGTGCTGCAAATGTTTCTGCAGTTTTCATGTAAGCAAATTTTAATTTATTTTTCATTTAGTCTTTTCCACATGATCTTTTTACTATTTTCATTTACAAATTCATCTTCACCTGCAAATGTAGGACTAGTTCTAATGATTTCATCGACTAACCATTTAATTTTATAAAGATCTTGTTTTAAGTGCCAAGATGTAAATCCATCATTGTACGGACTGTTTATTTCTACACCTGTAAGATAAATTTGATGATGTACACTGTTATAGTCTATCGGAGTACGGAATCCCATATATTGTATCCTTTAAATATGTGCTAGCCTAATTAATGTTGCTGCTAGATTAATTTCTGGATCGATTACTAGCGTATGATCTACCATGCCTTGTTTAATCCACAATATGGCAGCTTCTTGTTTAGACTCTTCTCCAAAAATAGCTACATTATCATAGAGCCATCTATAGATATCTTCAATTTCTTCTGGTCTAGCCTGAGCACATACTAGTTTACGTGCTTCTGAAATCTTACCTTTCTTAAACAGTTCAACCATTTCAATCTTATAGTCTGCATCTCCAGTATCTCCTTTTTCTGGAGTATGTAATGTACCACTCATACTATTCATTTGTACAGTATTGATACACTTGCGTAAGTCTGGATAAGTTGCCTTGACAAATGTGTCTAGGGTATCGAGGTCAAACTCAATGTTTTCTTCAACAAGAATAGTAGCAACACGAGCGGTAAACTCAGTAATATCGACACGCTCAATGTGAAATCCTTGGCATCGACTATGTAAAGCAGGAATGATTCTGTTAGGATAATTGCAAGTAAGAATAAATCGTGCGGTTGTGTGATATTCTTCCATAACACCGCGAAGAGCCGCTTGTGCGTTGGGAGACAAGTAATCTGCTTCATCTAATAGTACTACCTTAAAATCTCCAAATGGAATCATTTGGACAAAGTTTACAATTTTATCTCTAACATCTTCTACTGAGTTTGTACGACTAGCGTTAATTTCTAAAATGTCAAGATCATTTATGTTTAGTTCGTTGAGCAAGATCTTTGCTAGGGTAGTTTTACCAATACCTGCATTTCCGCTGAATAGTAAATGTGGGATAGTCTTTTGTTCAATCCAATGATTAACTTGCGATTTTTGAGCATCGTCTCTAAAAACATAGCCGTTAATAGTTTTAGGCCTATACTTTTCAGTCCATAAGGTTTTCATTTATAATCCTTTATTTAAAATAATATTTTTATAGTAGTCAACTATGTCCTGAAATCTATATTTTTTTAGTATATCATAATTCATTTTTGATTGTTTGTTTTCTCTGCTGGATCAACTGGACGGATTTGCCCCCATTCTGGATCTAGTTCCTTGCCCATTTCCTTAAGTTCTTGTTCAGTAACAAAACGATGCGGAGGATTAAAATGCCAAGAATCCTTACTAAAAATTCTCACTGGCTTCCAATATTTGTGTAGCAGATTATTGATTACAATGGTTACAATAAAAACAATACAAAATCCTGCTCCGATTAAGATACTGTTGGCTAAGAACATTGCTGCATTTTCTACGGTCATTTAGTTTAACTCCTTTTTTAAATTATATGCTATTTTTTCGGCTATCATTTTATTGGTCTTTCTTCCATAGTGTATTAAGTCTCTTGCTTGATCAAATACTGGTAAATGATCACAATGAAATAGTATTGCTGTACCAGGGAAAAAACTAGCCTCATAGTAGGCGGATTTGTTTTTCCAAAGAAGATGACTAGTCATCTGAGCAAATATAGCGTGAGTGGCAGAGTTACTGTCATAGTGTAGCCATTCTTGTGTAAAATGGTCTTCGGTCCACACACCTTTATTATCTACTCTATTATCTAAATAATATGCAGTTCTACTGTACTCTGTCCAAAGATTTACAACTGCTTTTGGGGTAGGATAATATTCACTTAATATTAAAGAATTATGTAATGAATAGGCAATTGATGTTGATGCCACACCAAGATTTATAACCGGAATACCTAATATTTTAGATAAAAAATAATCAATGGTATGATCGTCACTGACACCTGTACCAAAAACTGTTGAACAGCCAAAGATTACCACAGACTGTGCCCAATCAATTTTTTCAAATTCTTCAGTTCTGTAGCCTTGACTATTCACTGTGTAATTTACTGGATTGGTTCTGTAAAACCAATCTTGCGGCATAATTTTTAAATTATGATTGAATAATTCTTCAGTGTCAGATACTGCAAAATTTTTGTTTATGCTAGAAGTATCTACAGTTAAAAACTGGCCTTTTCTAATTTTCTCTATCAATACTGTCATATTGGCCTTATTAACTTTTCAGCTTCTGCATCTACAACTCGTTGCCTTAGTTCTGTTGTTGAGAAAGTATGTTCTCTTTTATTATAATAAAATTTTATACCTCTGTCGATACACTCTTGTCGACCGGTAAATGTTTTGTGTTCGTATTCATTACCTAAAATTCTAACATTTATGGGATAAGAAAGTAGTATATCAATTAAGTCTTTCTCTGTGGCATATACTACAATTTCATCTACATATTTACAGGCCTGTAGCTGTACAAATCTTTCAAAAATACTTTGAACAGGTCTATTTTTTTCTTTTGGACGATCTATGGTGGGATCGGTTTGCAATCCTACAATTAAATAATCACATTGGCTCTTTGCTTCTTTAAGCATTATGATATGACCTGCGTGAAACAAGTCGAAAGTGGAACAAGTAAAACCTATTTTCAAACTAGTTCCTCAATAATGCCCAACCCTTCTGCTAGGATTAACAATGATCCTGCAACAAGCAAGTTTCCATCAATTAGAAAAATGCCTGCTACAATTCGTAATCCGCTTTTGATAAGGCTAACGTAAAAATGTCCCCGACTGGTGTCTTTAGGTTGTATGCTTATTAACGGTGGATGATGCGGACAGCGTCCTTGATTGTAGTTACAATCTGGTGTGTATTCTTTATTACAGGTATTGCATTTCATATGCATAGTATACAGAAAAAAATAGGGCTCGTCAAGAGCCCTGATAATCAAATTGATTTAAAACTGTGCGCCCGCAAACATTTCCGGCCTAAATACTTGACCTTGTTCTGTACTACTATGAGATCCAAACTGAATATCATTTGGACGTTCGTCGGCGGTTGCTAGAATGTTTTTAACATCTACTCGACGAATGACAGTTTGATTTCCTTCTTCGTCCTCAACTGTAACCCCTCTAGTCCATCGTCCATGTTCTACTAGGATCCATTCTCCGACTTTTACATCTACTTGGTTTGGACCAATGGCCCAAACTTTCCCCCAGCGAGGTTTAATTCCTTCGCTTTTACCGTCGTCACTTCTGATAATAATTCCAGAAGTAGTTTTTATTTCATCAAAATGCATGTCACTGATAATAACACTATCATTGAGCGGAATAATTTTACCTTTTACAACGTTCATTTTTGTCCTTATTTTTGTCTTTTTCTAATTACAACTTCGTCCGGAGCTGCATCCGGATGTCCTTGATAATATTCCTCTAGAACATCTTCTCTTTTACGAATAATTTGACCACCGGGCCCTAGTTCGTCGCCACGAGCGTTGACTCTAACATTTCCCACGGCCACAGTCATCTCGTGCTGCATAGCCAATTTATGCATGTCAACTTCTTTACCTTGCATGGTTTTATATACTGATCTTTGTTGTTCTTTCATTGCCATAATTTTCTCCTTAGGGATTATATTATTACTTATCTCAAAAATTCTCGCCAATCTAAATTATACTTAATACTATCGATTTTATGTACACCTAAAATAAAGAGAACATAACTGGCTACGCTACTACCCCGTCCTACTCCCCAGATAATGTTCTTAGCTCTCAGGGTATCTACAAAGTATTTTAACCAGCGTAAGAGATTGATCATATCGCGCTTTTTGTATTCTTGCAATTCTTCCATTAATCGATCATTATGCTCTTTAGTACTATGCTGAATCAAAAATGCTTCTATGTCCATATTTTTATATTCTTCGGGCATAAACCAATCTGACTGTAGTATATGATCAAAATCCTCCACAGCCAGAGTATAAAATTGTTCGTTGGGTTTTTTAAATGAAATGCTAGATTCCAATTCTAATTTTTGAATCTCTTTGGAATCTTTTACAAACAGCTGATCTAATTTTTGAAATTGTCCTTGATATAACAATTCAAAAATATCTTGTTCGGTGAATATAGGATTTCCGTATTTGTCTAGGGTCATCCTAGCATTTTAATTTACTTTAATTAAATCGTCAAGATCTTTATTGCGTTTTTGGTATTCTTTTTGCCAAGCATTTGCCCGACGATGCTGTAGTTCAGCTTTATACATATCTAAAAATAAACCAATCTGCCTTTGAACAGCAGGATTTTGACTCATGAAATATTTACTAGATAAATCTTGGATACGCGATTCAATTTCTGCATCCTTTAAATCATTGAAGTCTTCAGCTAATGGATGTATCATAGAGCATATTCTCCAATATAATTAATATAGACAGTTGACCCGCCATTATAAGTCCATGCCTCAATTACTTTAACTTTGACCTCGTGGCTAGTAAAATCTATAGTCAAACCGTCGTCAACAGTACCAGTAAGATTATTATTAAATGTAACAACATTATTTGTTGAATCTACATCTACGATTGTTGTACCTAAAGGAATTTTTCCTGTTTGTGCTGTAACATTAAACCCAACTTCTAAGTCGGTAACATCGTCTAAAACAACCTGTGGCTGACCTGATGAATATGTTCCCACAACTGTTTTACTAACATCATAAATTAGTTTTAATCCATTAGTTACACCTTTAGGAAATTTTATTAATCCTGCATTTTCTGTTTCAATAGTTACAACTTTTGTTGATGTTGCATCACCTATTAAATGCACTCTTACTGATGCATAGCGATTAATAGCAGGCCAACTTCTAAAAGTAACTGTTAAATCATTGCTATTCGCGTATAAAAATTGTAGAGGCCCGTTTGGAATATTAATATCTGCTTCACCTGCTGGATCACCTTCGCTAGCTGTATATACCAGCCCATACACACTAGAAGTTACTGCATTAGATATTATATTTCCGTTAAAATCATTATCGTCGTCTAATCTAGGTGTATTAAGCTGTAGATCAGTTATGTCAGACGCAGCACTTTCTAATCCTTCTTTAATGTAAAGAAAGTTATCTCTAAATCCTTGACTGTTATTATCCTGTCCTGCTACGGGAAATTCTGGATCAATATTATCTGTGTTAATTGAGCTGGTCACGTTATAGTATTCCTGTCATTTTTAAATACAAGATATTTATCACCATCCTCGTTGGTTACCGAATCTATTATGTATCTATCTACAGTGTAGTCTAATTGATTAAAATTAAATCCTGTAGTTTTAACATAATTTTTAATATTAATTAATATATCGTCTGCTTTATTTGGAAGGCAAAAGCAGATAGGAATGGCTAAGATAAATCCAAGTTCTTGTTTTGTTTCTGGTTGTATAGATCTCATCCACAAGGGCAAATAGTTTCGCTCAGTTGATAATCCTTGACCTTCGTCATCTTTCCAATTTTTAATACGATCCTGCCAGTTAGAAATACTAGATGGAAAAATATTTCTAGTATTAGGATCACTTATTTGTATATTAGTTTGATCTATTTTTATAGATGGGTTAGGCCTACGTCCATTGAAAAAATTATCTTCTTCTAGACTATCTAGGCTTATACTCCAGAAATCGTTAGTCGAGTCAATAGTTATTTTGTGTTGGTCTTTACTGATATTTTTGATCTTATTAGGCAATCTTTTACCGTTTGGTTCTAATGGATCAAACATTTCCACATATATTACTTCATAAACTACAGTATTTGTTCCGGGAATTTTAGCCACTGCTTTTTTAATATCCCCAAATTTAAATTGTTTCTTTTTGTGATTAAGTCCTATCGCACTTACATACACTGCCGCTTCTTTAGTCTCTATGCCTGCATAGGCCAGCATCTTCAATTGTGTTTGAATCCCAAATTCTGAATCATTCGGTCTGTAGATACTGCCTGCTGAAAATACAAGATTATTAGTTATGAATGACTTAAAAATATTTCTTTGTGCAACTGGCATAAACGGTTTTACAGTTAGATTACTATAAAGTTTATCATTTGGTGTAGTTACATTTATTGTAAATTCTCTAGTTATAGCACTGTAGTTATATTGATCTCGTGCTTTAACTGTGAATGTGTATGAACGATCAATAGATGTTGTGCCTTGATCAAATGTAGTATAGATAATATCAAAATTAGATTCATCATAAAATCTTGTAAGCCCAGATTTATTAATAGTTGAAAATTGATTTACTTTTCCAATTATTTCACCGTCTGACGATAAACTCAATCCTGGGGGTAATTTGCCGCTTTCTAAGCTATACACTAACACTGCCCCTGTAATTGTAGTGGCAGCTTCTACCTTTAAATTACTAGTGTAGTTAGCAGCTAGGTTTCCTAGATTATTATCAGTTAACCAATGGATTGTGCTGTCAATCTCACCTATTATATCGATAGTAAATGTTCTACTACTATAAGCAGTTTCTAAAGTATTTGAGTATCTAGTAGCCAGTACATTAAAAATATATTGTTTTGTAACAGCAGGTTGATAAGGTACTATGCCAAACAATTCGCCGGTTGATGAATCAAATAATAGACCAGGCGGCACTTTAGATAACAACCAATGTTCACTGTCTAAGTCAGGTGTTGTAATTGGAGTTGTAGTGTTTTTAATACAAATGTATGTTTTGTCTTTATATAATACTTTGTCGTCTACGGTATACAGCAGATCAGCATCATACAAATTGCTAGCATCAATACTATAGCTAATTAATCCTGTGTCTACAGTAGAGTAGATATCTAGCATTAGAGTAACATAGTTGTTTGCTCTATATTGTCCTAAATTAGCTTCTGTTCTCCAAATTGGATTTCTTAAGAATGTGCCGTCGGCTTTAAATATACCTGTACTTACTGGAAGTAGGGTGTTGTCGACTCTAAAATAATCATCAGCCACAACAAATATTTTAAATTTTCTTTGCCTTATAGTATCGCCATCACTTAAGGAAACAATAAATTCGTAATTTCTATTAACTTTAGTAGGAGTATTTGTAGGTATGTTATAATCATAACTGACAATGTCATAGACATAACTGTCATATCCATCACTTGGTCTACCGCCGAAGTCGTAGACTACAGCGTCATACGGCCCACTGTCATATGAACCATCACCGTCACTTTTCTTTATGGCAAGTGCAGGTTCAACAAATCCTGTAATTTTTCCATCACCGCTGAGTGTGAGCCCGGGTGGAAGATCTCCATCGTCGTTGGCTATGAAAAAATGCAGCTTTTGGCCAGTGGCTGTGTCAAAATCTACAGCATCAAGTTGAAAATCTACAAAAGATGAATCTAGTACATAATAGGCATTGCCAGGACCAAGTGGAAGATCTCCTGCTGCTGTTTGGAATGTTGGTAAATCTGCACCTTCGATAGTAATTGAAAAAGTTCTATCTGCTATATCATCTGTGCTTGTTGCTCGTACACAGAAAGTAAATGTTGTAGGTCTTGGAACTTCAAACGGAGTACCGACTATTTTATAATCTGACAGTCTAAGTCCAGGGGGTAACGATCCAGAAATAATAGTATAGGTAACTCCTTCTGGCGGAATTACAATAGGTTTATCTGGAGCACCAAATTCGTATTCGTATTGAGATTCTTCAAACCCTACTCCGAGGTCAACATTAGCATATCGTGGATTGTTAAACGTTCCTAGATCGACTATTAATCGACTTCCTACGAACGTTTCTACACCAGCATCCGGAGATACTGGCAGATTTATTTCTAACGGAATGCGCTCTTGAAATGTGCCAAACGAATAGCCAGAACGCTTCTGCCATATCTCTAAGGCCATTCTAGATCCTTATGTTAAATTACCATAATGTATGCCAAGTGCCGTTACCGTACATCTTAGCTGCATTTGCTCCTGTATCATAATACATCATACCATTAGTCGGACTTCCGTCTACCGCAGCTTCTGCAGCAGTTTCGTCGGCATAAGTTGCAACTTTAGCCATGCCACTAAAGGTAGTCATTTGGTTGTTATCAAAACGTAGAGCTTCAACGCCATCTGTTGATACTACAATAGTGCCGTCACTTGGATGTGAGAATCCTGTGTCTGTACCACCATCTGTTGAGAATCCGATACTTGGAGCACCTACTGTACCATCTCCAACTAATATACTGCCTGCAAATGTAGCAGCGGTAGCAGTTAAAGAAAGACTGTCAACCATCACTCCACTAGAGTTTGCATTCTGAAGTTTTAATTTTCCAGGAATAGCACTGCCAGTAACTGTTCCAGTAACTTCTGCTAGAATACGGCTGCTTTCAAGATTGTCCCCGCCTGGGTTAGGTTCGTACCAACCGTAGAACGCCAATGAACCTAGTTCATCTCCAGTCTGTACAGCAGTTAAGGCAAATCCTAAACCACCTTGGGTAATAGTTCCTCTAGCTCTAGTAAAGTTAATTTCTTGTCCGTTGGCTGTACTACCTGTTGATATCAAACGTAGCATGGCCTTATCAAATTCATGATCAGATGGTGTTTGAGAAGTGATGTTTAATTTACCATTAAAGCTATCGCCATCAAAATCACCTATGTCTGGACCTATGTGTACTCTACCGTCGTCTTTAATTCTTAGATTTGGTCTATCATGCCCATCTGTAGATTCTGTAAAGAATTTTGTAATACCGGCTGTAACACCGCCACTACGGAAAGTTACTGCTCCTGCCGCAGTATGATTAGCGTTTAATGTAATCTGTGTAGGACCATCGATTGAAACGATATAAGCTGGAAAATCCTCAAGTGCATTACCAAAACTTACACCAAATTCTCCAACGCCTGCTGTCTTCGATACATATTGTCCTTCTGAAAGACCAGAAGTATCACCTGTTGTAAGTGTAACAACAGCAGTGCCTAGACTTAGAGTTGCTTCTAATCCTTCAACTGCTTCAACTACATACGAAGTTTCAGTTACAATTCTTAGTACATCATTATAGTCAATTCCGTTATTAGCTCGGACATTCATAACAAAAATACCATCACCTGCTTGAACAGCAGTTGGCGCTAATTGTGTACCTCTAGCTCTAGTAGCAGTAATTGTACTTTCAGTTGGACCACTATGGAATTTGTTTACTGATATTGCGTCTACGTCTGAATCGTTTGGTAAAACCAAAGAAGGTGTAGTGATGTTGCCATTAACAAACAATGCTCCAAGATCGTCATCGATACTAAATTTGTCACTGCCAGTAACTTCATAAGTATCTGAATACCAAGCAAGTTGATGTATGACCGATGCTGACACAGTTCCAGATCCAACATCTGCTGCTTGCCATGTGCTAGTACCCGAGTTCCAAACAAGTGCTTGACCGCCTCCGGGGCTAGCTGCATCTACATCTAACAAGTCGTCGAGATTTTCTACACTGCTACTTGCAGTAGAATTAATTGTGATAGTATCAGTGGTATCGTTAGTTGTTATTGTAATATTTGTACCAGCAACAAGTGTTAGTGTATCGGTTGCACTATCAGCTACAACATTGTTTTGACCTGCTACTGTGATTGTTTTAAAGCTATCGCTTGATCCACCACCACCGCCGGTGAGTGTAATTACGCCAGTCCCAGAATCATAAGAACCACCTGCACCAGTTACGCTAATAGCTGCTCTAGCATAGGTATCGCTGTAGTATAAATTTGAAACACCTTCGTCAATGTCGTCGGTGGTTAATGATACTACACCATTGATCCCATTGACACTAACTACAGCCGACGAAACGAGGGTACCACCAGCAGTAGTTCCATCGCCAACAAATAGTTGTTTTTGATCTGTTGTATAAATTAACTCACCTTCTGCAGGTAATATACTAGTACGATCTGCTTCTAGTCCTCGTCTTAATTTTAAAGCCATTGTATTCTCCTAATTAAAATGCCCCTGCATCAATATTCCCTGCAAGTGGGTTAGTAAATGATCCAAAGTCGTAACCACCTATAAAGGGGTTATCAAATGTTCCGAAATCTTGTTGGATGATAGTTGGCCCACTTGTGCCTAGGAATGTGCCAAAGTCATAGCTGATACCATACGGATCAAGGAATGATCCCATATCAAGCTCACCTTGAGTGGGTACAAGTAAACTTCCAAAATCAACAGTTTGACCGCTGACTAACAACATTAGTAAGTATAGATTTCTAATGTCTATACCCCATACTGTTGACTGAACATCACCTGCACTAATAGCACCAGTAGTGGTTATACTGCCTTCTATGGCAATAGTACCAGTTCCTACTATACTATGTCCGTTAAGATCTAAATCTTCTTCTAAACTATTTAGAACGCTATTTGCAGAAGAGATAGTTAATGTACCATCTACTAGACTTAGGCTAACATTATTACCTGCTTGTAAACTGTTAAATTGAATTACATTAGTTGTCGGATTGACACTGTCAAAAATACCAATCCCAGTACCCAAATTTTCACCGTCTAAAATAGCAGGCGCTAACGCAACAAAGTTATTATTAACTTTGCGGAATGCAGCTCTGAGATCGTCTCCGGTCCCGTCGTTTGCATAAGCTCCAAGATTAACTGATTCTATTGCCATAATAATCGTTCTTTTATCATGTATTTAGTTGATTTTGGATTTTGCTAATCCTATGCGTTCTAAAACCCTAATATAAAACCAACCTATGTCAAATTCCCACCATTTTAAACTGAGTTTAGGGCTTGCAGGATTAAGATGATGGTTATTATGCAGCTCTTCGCCTCCTACAATTATACCCCAAGGTATTAAATTACGGCTTTGATCTCTGGTTTCTCCATTGCGATATCCCCACCAGTGCGCTAGGCCATTAATTACACCAGCTGCCCAGAACGGAATCCATAGCATTTGAACTCCCCACACAATGAAACCAATTGGACCAAATAACAACAAGTCAATGACTAACATTACAAGAATTCCAAGCCAAGGGTGGGGAGTATAAATTTTATTTTCAATCCAGTCATCGGGTGTTCCTACACCGTAACTGCTGATCATTTTTTTATCTTTAGCAGCTTGAGCATATAAAAATGCACCTTTAAATAACACTGTAAGGACACCGTGTACATGCGGACTATGAGGATCGTCTGATTTTTCTGTAAATGCGTGATGTTTTCGATGTATTGCAACCCATGATTTAGTAGTCATACCTGTGGTTAACCATAACCAACAGCGCATTAGATGTGCTAGTACTGGATGAAATTCTACACTTTTATGGGCTTGACTTCGGTGCAGGTATAGAGTGACACAGGCTATAGTAACATGTGTCATTAGTAGAGTGTATAAGATAATATTCAAGGATTAGTTACCGCGCTGATTAACCAAAAGTCGCTGCTCATTGATGTATTTTTAATAACGTCATATGGCATATAAAAATACCCGTTGTCGGCCCAGTTGGTGCCCCAGCTGTTACGTACAATAAATCTACCATTAGCTTTACCGGCAACTGGCATAGTATCATCGTATCCCACGATACACACGGCATGTCCGCCTAAGACTTGTTCTGTTGCAACATTAGGGTATGGCATCATACCCGAACCTGGTTGTCCGCTGGGAATGTCTGCCCACGCACCTTCAAAACTATCGTAGACAGTAAATCCAATGGTAACTGGATTACCTGCAGCCACAGCATTTTTAACAGCCGTAAAATTTGAACAACGTTGATATCCTGTAACCTTACGTTTAAGGGCATCGTTGTAGGCAGCGGTAGGAGGTTTAGTTGCAAATTTGTTTGTTATGTAAGGCCATAGGCTTTCTAACGGAGCACCTTTTTTATTTACTACTTTAATACCGTCGCGGATATAAGCACCTGAATCGTAGCGCACTGACCCTATTAGCACACGTTCTTCGTAGTAGATGAATAGTCGACTAACATCGCGACCTTTTGTAGGATTAACTTTTCTTTGTATTAGTTCTATTTGCCCAGCAATGGCATTGCCAGTACATGACCCAATGTTTCCCTGGTCTTCAATGGCACTACAATACTGTCTAAGATCAACAACTGGTGCTAGTGTTAGTGCTGTATTTAATTGGTAAAGATGATCTCTAGGGTCGGGCTTATCTGGAAGCCAACGATACTTGCCAAAAAATGAAGGATTAAATAATGCTGATACATTGATTGTTGATAAGTTTACGCCTGCTGTTTTCATATTTGTTCCTTTATGCTAATGTTATCTCAATAGCCACAGTCATTCCGATTCGTCCTACTAGATTGAACGGATCGTTTCCTTGCAATAGTACACGGCTGTCTGGTGTTGGAGTAGCTGACATAGTTTGTGTTAGCACACCAATACTAACAATATATGTAGTATGTCCATTGATAGTTTCACCGTCTGTCACTACTAATGACCCGTTAGCGCCAGTATAAGTTCCTGGAGTAAATGTAATCACAGTTTCCTGACTAGCAGGACTATAATTAATACTGTATATCAACCCTGTAGGAGTTGTAGTTAACGATCCGTGAGCCGGAATAAACTGCATAGGATTCCCTGGACTGTAACCATATAGATTTCCAAAGCCATTACCAATTGTCATTGACGCTGTTATATCAGGATCACCTGGACCAAGAGCAACAGCAGTACTCATATGGGACATCATTATACCAGTCATTATGTTAATCCTACGCCGCTGATAAACCAAGTACTCTGTGCTACTTTGACCAATGTTGCCATACCGTAGGCGGCCAGTGTTCTAGTTCCTGTTGTACCTGGACCTGCCAAATACATAGTATCAGTTGTGATAGCAATACTTACAGTAGCACCTGTGCCAGCAACCACAGCAATGGTAGTTCCTATTGGAAAGTTCACTGATGTGTATGATGGAACTGTAACAGTACTAGTAGCAGTCACATAAATGTGTTTGCCCATGTCACTCATTACTAGTCCGTAGTTAGCACTCTTAAGTTTTTGCGGCATGCCAATATAGCCAACACCTGCGGCAGTGGTTGCCACGTCTGGCACATATATTGACAAATTCAGCGTCTGCCCTACTTTACTATTGATACCAAATGGGTCTCCAGGAATCCTAACATATAGGGAATTGCCGTCAGTACTGAATGTTCCAGCATCGCTGGTAATACCGTCAATGGTAATAGTTACACTTGTACTACCGTTAATATCAGTAAGTGTTACAACATTTGATCCGTATGTGCCTGGAACAAATATGAGTTGAGTGCGAGTTGCAAACCCTTGATATTCTATAGAGTCTACCATGCCAACGGGAGTTGCTGTTAACAGTCCGTAGCCATCTCCGCCACTGGTATTTGCCCCTTTAATAGAAGTTTCCCATTGGAACGTACCAACAACCATGTTCCCCGTTACAATAGGACTACCATCATACCCTACTAAGTCGTTGTATGTTAGTACACCACCTGTAACAACTAAGTACCCTTCATTTTGCCAAGGAGTACCTGTTACATAGCCTTCATTTTGCCAAGGAGTACCAGT